GAAGGCGGATCGCTGCCACTTTACATCGGCGGCGATCTCTATCGCATCGGCGTCGCACCTGGCGCCGACGCAATGTCGGTCGCGGAAACGCTTGCGGCAACCATCAACGACGATCCGTTCGGCCTGACCTATGCCGAGGCGACAACCGGCGTGTTCCTATCGGCGCCAGACGCGGCTTCGATCACCCTGACCGCGAAGCAAGCAGGCGAGCTCGGCAATCACATCCATCTGCGTGTTGCTTGGCGCGGGCTCGCGGCCGGCGAGCAGATCCCGCCCGGCCTCTCGGTCACGGTACAGCCGATGGCGGACGGCGCAGGCGTGCCTGATCTCAAGCCCGCGCTCGATGCGATGGGCGACGATGTTTACGACTACTGTGCGCAGCCCTGGACCGACGCCGCATCGCTCAACGCGGTGCAGGCAGCGATGGACGACAACGTCGGGCGCTGGGCCTGGGACCGCCAAGTCTACGGACATTTCTTCACCGCCAAAATGGGCACCGTCAGCGACCTCGCGTCGTTCGGCCCGTCGCGCAATGACCAGCACAACACCGTGCACGGCTTCGCGCCCTCGCCGTCGCCGTCGTGGCGCCGCGCCGCCGCGCTAACCGCGCAGGCCGCGACAAGTCTGCGCATCGACCCAGCGCGCCCATTGCAGACGCTACCGCTGCTCGGTGTGCTGCCGCCGGATCGCGGGCAGAAGTTCACCATCTCGCAGCGGCAAACGCTGCTGTATCGCGGCATCGCGGTCGAGGATGAGGTCGACGGTCAGGTTCGCATCAACCGCTGCATCACCACCTATCAGCGCAACGCGTGGGGGCAACCGGATCCGTCCTATCTCGACGTCACCACGCCAGCGACGGTGCAGTACTTCATCCGCTTTATCCGCCAGCGGATCTTGCAGAAGTTCCCGCGCCACAAGCTCGCCGACGATGGCACGGTGTTCGGGCCGGGTCAGGCGATCGTCACGCCGCGCATCATCAAGGCCGAGATCATCGCCGCCTATTTGGAGATGGTCGAGAACGGCATTGTCGAGAACGTCGACAGCTTCGCCGCGCTGCTAATCGTCGAGCGCGATGCGAACGATCCGAACCGGGTCAACGTGCTGGCCTCGCCCGATCTCATCAACCAACTGCGCGTGCTCGGCATGCTGGTGGCGTTCCGCCTGCAAACGACATCCGCGCAGCTCGCGGCCGTCGCATAGGGAGGATGATCTATGGCCTATTGTCCCAACGCCATCGCTGGCGTCGCTTACGTCAAGGTTGACGGCGAGCAGTACGCATTGCGCGGCGACCTGACGGTCTCGATCGATGCGGTCGAGCGTGCTGGCATCGCCGGCCTCGACGGCGTGCACGGTTATACCGAGACGCCGCGTGTGCCATTCATCGAAGGCAGCTTTTCCGATATCGGCGGCATGTCGCTCAAGCGCATCGGCGAGATTTGCAACTCGACGGTCACCGCCGAACTGCTCAACGGCAAGTCCTACCTATTGCGCAACGCATGGTCCTCGACCGCGCGCGAACTGAATGGCGCCGAGGGATCGGTCACGATCCGCTTCGAGGGCATGAGCGGCACAGAGATCATGCCATGAGCGACAACCTCGAACCCGACTATGATTTCGAACTGGTGGCGCCCGCACAGGCGCATGGCGAGGAGATCCGCAAGCTGACGCTACGGCCGATCCGCGCCGAGGATATCGCGGCGTGCGGCTATCCGTTCACCGTGAAGAACGCGCGCGCGATGCAGGAAGCGCCCGACACCACCGAGCCCGAGTTCGACTTTCATGCACCCGCCATCATCGCGATGACGTCGCGTCTGGCGGGCGTACCACGCTCGACCGTCGCAGCGCTGTCGGGCGGCGATCTGTGGAAGCTCGGGTTCAAGTTGCTAGAGCTTTTTTTTATCTCAGCCCCGGCGAAATCCTCGACACGTGCTTCGACCTCGCCTGGACCTGGCGACAACCGCCAGCCGCTTTCCTTGGCCTCCGCATCACGGAACTAGCGCTCTACCTCGAACAGACCAAACGCATCGCCGAACGGAACGAGCGCATGCGGCAAATGGAGCAAGGCAGGATTAGATGAGCGACCGGGTCGAAGTCTCTGCCGTCGTCAAGGTCACCGATCAGGCCAGCGGGCCGATCGCGCAGATCAAAGGCGCGCTTCAGACCATCAAGAGCCAAGCGCAATCGGTCGGCAGCGCGTTCAAGTCAATGGGCACGATGCAAAACCTGGGCGGCGCTATGCGCGGCCTCGGCTCATCGCTGCGCAATCTCGGCGGCATGGTCATGTCGGTCGTCAAGCCGCTCGCGGCAGTCGCCGGCATCGCTGGCGGCATCGGCATGGCCGAGGCAGTCGCAGGAATGCAGGGCTACGTCGACAACGTCAAAGAGCTGTCGCGCACCGCGCCTATCATCGGCACATCGGTCGAACGACTATCGGAACTGCAACTTGCCGCCAGCCGCGTCGGGATTAGCGCCGAGACAATGACCGCGGCGATGCTCAGGGCTAATCAGTCGATCGCCAAGGCGGCGACCGGCAAGGGCACCGACCTGACGCTGCTATTCGACAGGATGCGGATCAAGCTACGCGATAGCACCGGACAGATGCGTTCGTCGGTCGATGTGCTGGGCGAGTTTGCCAACGCGATCACGCGGCAGACTAATCCGGTGTTGAAGCAGCGCATGGCGATGGAGCTATTCGGGCGCGCGCACGGCCCCGAGCTGCTCAAGCTGCTCAATGAGGGCAAGGGCGGTATCGACGCATTCATCGCCGAGGCACGAAGATTAAACTTAGTAGTTGGGCCGGAACGAGAGAAGGAAGCGCTCGCATTCGCCAGTGCGCAGGGCACGGTGCGCCGGTCATGGGAGGCGATGAGCATTCAGCTCAGTCAAAACTTAGTGCCCATCATGACAAGGGTGGTCACGCTATTCGGCAAGCTGTTTGAGGAAAACCGCGAGGCGATTGTCCAGGCGATTACCAGGGCCTTCAAGGCGATGGGGGACGCGCTGGACTCGGTCAATTGGGAAAAGACGATCGCGGACATCAAGGCGTGGGGCGCTACGATCCAATGGATCGTCGGACTGATCGGCGGCTGGAAAACGGTGATCGGTCTTGTTATCGCGGCGATGGGTGCGCCGTTCATCGCGGCGATGCTATCGGTCGTCGCCGCCATCACCAAGGTCGGCGTCGTGCTCGCGTCACTGGCGGTTGCTAATCCGATCATCGCCGCGATCATTGTCGGCGTCGCTGCGCTCGCCTATGCAGGATATCTAATTTACAAGCACTGGGGCGCAGTCAAACAATTCTTCGTCGATCTGTGGGACGGCGTAAAAGCGGCGTTCGTCGCGTTCGATGAATGGCTAGGGCCGTGGGGCAACCTGTTTGCGCCGACACTGATCTATCGCAACTGGGACAGCATAGCCTCGTTCTTCTCCGGACTGTGGGACGGCGTCAAAGCGGTGTTCACCGCCGTCGCGGACTGGCTCGGTCCGTGGGGAAATCTCTTTCTGCCGTTTGCGATCTACAACAACTGGGAGGGAATCAAAGAGTTCTTCGTCGCACTCTGGGAAAGCCCGAAAGAAACCTTTCTCAAGGCAATCGACTGGCTGGTCGGTTTCTATACAGCGTTCACGTGGGAACCGTTGAAGGCGGTATGGGAGGCGCTTCCTCGGTTCTTCGACGAACGATGGAAGCTTGTGACCGCGATCTTTGAGCGTGCGTGGGCGATCATCAAACCGATTGTCGACGCGATCAAAACCGCGATCGGCTGGATCACCGACAACGTGCCGTCGCTCGGCAAGGTCGGCGATGCGTTGAAAGGTGCCGGCGCGGCAGTGTTCAATGCGCCCGGCCGCGCGCTCGATTGGGCTGGCGGCAAGCTCGGCTTCGGTGGCGGCGCGGCACCAGACACGGCCGGCGATCGCGTGCGCAATGCCTTTGCTGGCAACAACAACGGCGCGGTTCTACAGGCCGCGCCGAGCGCCACGCCGGCGCGCGTCGACGGCGAGGTCGACGTCAAGATCCACATGACCGGCGCGCCACCCGGCACCACCATCGAAACGCGCGAGCAAGGTCAGGTGCGCGCGGCAGGCGATCCTGGCATGTCAATGGCGCCGGCATGAGCGGCGCGCTCGCCACCATTGCCGGCGCGGTATCGAACGCATGGCTGCGGCTGTTGCGGCCTGCGTCGTTCCGAGGCGTGCCGTTCTACTATGAGCGGGTTACGCATACGCATGGCCGGCGCTACGCGATGCACCAGTATCCCGGCCGCGACGTTCCCTATGCCGAGGATCTGGGCCGCTCGCAGCGCGAGTGGAGCTTTAGCGCTTACGTCATCGGCGACACCTTCCACGCCGAGCGCATGGCGCTGTTGCGCGCGTGCGAAGAGGCCGGGCCGGGCAGTCTGATCCTGCCATTCGTTGGGCGCGTCGAAGCGGTCTGTACCGAATTCACATTCGAGGATGCGCGCGGGGTGGGCCGTCATTCCGCGATCAGCCTTAGTTTCGCCGAGGCCGGGCAAGAGAAGTTTCCAAGCGGCGCCGAGGACACGCACTCGCAGATCGGTGGTGCGGCTGAACAACTCGGCAGCGCGGAGCGCGGTGCTTTCGTCGGCGGCTTTTCGGTCGGTAGCCCGGTCGCGATGGGCATCCCGATCGCACCGATTTTCGCCGCGATGACCACCGTCAGCACGCTCGCCAGCGCGGCATCGACAAATGTCAGGTCATTCGCCGCGCTCATGGCAATGGCGCGGATGCCGACGGTAGAGTTGGACCAAGCGCCGCTCACCGCCGCGATCGATCGGCTCACCCGGCAGGCGGATAATCTGGTCTACGCCTCGGCGGAATTGTTCGATGCGGTTGACCACGCGTTTGAAACTTATACCGACGCACACACCGCCGACGCCGCTTTCGTCGGCATGCTGACGCTGGCAGCGACCTATACCGCGCAGCAAGTGCCGGTGTCCGATCTTCAGTCGGTCAGCACGCCAGAGCTGCGCGCCGCCGAGGTGCGCAACGCCGATCTGTTTCAGAGCCTCGTCCGGCGGCTCGCCTTGCGCGAGCTTGGCTATGCGGTGCCCGGTGTCGATCTGGACAACACCGAGCATGCGGTCGCCACGCGGCGCGTGGTGTTCGACGCCTTCACCGCGGAGTCCGATCTCGCCGCCGATACCAACGACGATGACCTGTTCGCCGCGCTGATCAATCTCGCGCAACGCCTGCTTGACGATCTGGACAACCGCGCCGCGCAACTGCCGTCGCTTGCATGGTATCGCACGGCGCGCAGCTTCAACGCGATCACGCTCGCTTACCAGCTCTACGCCGACGCCGAGCGGAACCTCGAAATCGTCACGCGTGTCGGCGCGATCAATCCGGCCTTCATGCCGCTCAACGGCCGGGTCCTCCACCGATGAAGATATATCGCTTTCATCCGGCGTTGGATGTTCTTGGTTCTGCATTGCGCGCCTGGACAAATAGCGATGAGCAGGCAGCCGCCGCCGCAATGCTCGTCATGAATCGCTTATCCGAGCTTGGTTACGTCACCCCTCCGGTCGAGTGGCATGGCGATGCGTGCTGCATCCGTGACGACGCGGAGCCGGCCCGATGAACGTTATGACGCTCCTGATCGACGGCGAGCGCTATGGCGGTTGGAAAACCATCCACGTCAAGCGAGGATTAGAGCGCGCCGCCGCATCGTTCGAACTCTCAGTCAGTTCGCGCGAGCCCTGGCCTGTCTATACCGGTGCCGAGTGCCAGGTCTTCATTGACAACGACCGCGTCGTGACCGGCTGGGTCGATGCGTACCGGCCCGGCTGCAGCGCGACCGACCACCGCATCGAGATCACCGGGCGGTCGAAGACCTGCGACTTTGTTGATTCAAGCGTCACCCTCGATGGCGGGCAACTGAATGGCCTCACCGTGCGCCAGATCGCGGAGCGGCTGGCCGAGCCGTTTGGTATCAAGGTCGTCGCCGAGGTCGAGGGCGATCCGGTGCCGGAAGTACAGGTCCAGCAAGGCGAAACTTGCTTCAAGCTGGTCGAGCGGTTGGCGCGGCTGCAAGAGCTGTTAGTCACCGATGATACCGAGGGGCGCCTCGTGCTGACCCGCGCCGGCAATAGGGAAACTGACACCGCGCTGGTGTTCGGCGTCAACGTTAAGGAAGCCAACGCCGACCTCGATGATAGCGAGCGCTTCTCCGATTACATCGTCAAGGCGCAGCGGCCCGGCAACCGCACCAACGACAGCAAGATCGCCGAGGGCAAAAACCCCCATTGGACGCAAGAGGCCGTACCTCCACCGACCAGGAGACCCGAAGATGCAGATGTTTGGCGTGCCGCATGGCGGCGGCAGATGCGGCTTGTGCACGAGAACACGCGCCGTCGCGCACAACGCCTGGACGAGCTTGACGAGGATGCGATCGACAGTGGGGAGTGGGACGGTGCACCGGGTAGCGGCACCGACACCCAAACCGACCGAGGCATCGCCGTCATCACCCAGATCGTCGGAACCGCCCGCGACCCCGGAATCACCCGATACCGACCCAAAGTAATCGTCGCCGAGGCGCAGGCCGACGACAACAACGCCGAGAAGCGCGCGGACTGGGAACTGCGCCGCCGCATCGCGCGCGCGGTCAAGGCGACCGTCACCGTCAACGGCTGGCGCCAGGACGACGGCGCGCTCTGGGCCACTAACCTGATGGTTTACGTCGACGTTCCCTGGCTCGGCCTCGACCGTGAAATGCTGATCGGCGAGGTCGCGTTCTCGATCGAGGACGGCGGTGAAATCACCGCGCTTAGTCTGACGCTGCCCGACGCGTTCCTGCCCGAAAAGGTGCGCAAGGCGAAGCGCGGCAAGGGCGGCAAGAGCGGCAAGAAAAAGGGTAAGGGCAAGAAGGATCCGGGCGATCACTGGGTGATGGAGACGAACCGATGAGCGACACGCAGCAGCGCGTCATGAACATGATCGCGCGCGGTCGTCTCTCGGCGGTCGATGATGCCGATGGCATGCAGTTCACTCAGGTATCGCTGCTGCGCGGCGAAGCCAAGGCCAAGGTCGAACGGTTTCAGCAATACGGATTTTCCGGCAATCCGCCGCGCGGGTCCGAGGTGGTGGTCGTGTTCGTCGGCGGCAATCGCGACCACGGCGTCGTCATGTCGATCGACAACCGCGCGTCGCGCATTCGCGGCATGGCCGAAGGCGAGGTCGCGATCTATTCCGACGAGGGCGACTATCTCGTCCTCAAGCGCGGCAACCAGATCGAGCTAGGCACCGATCATCTGCTCATCAAAGCAGAGGTCGATATCACGATCGAAGCGCCGCGCATCGTCATCCGCTGCCCGGATATCACGATAGAAGGCACCATTGCGCTGACCGGCGACTTGAATGTCACCGGCAACATTAGCGCGACCGGGTCGATCAACGCGCCGAACGGGCACGTCGGACCATGACCGACATCCGCACGACGTGGAGCCCGCTGCTCTATGCCGGCGACTGGTTGATTGATCCGCCTGACCTGGCGGGCGGCGCCGATCTGGAAACGGCGACCCTGCTGTCGTTGTTCACCGACGCGCGCGCCGCTGACGACGATCGCCTGCCGGGCAGCTTGGACGATCGGCGCGGCTGGTGGGCGGCGCCGCTCGGTTCGCGGCTATGGCTGCTGTCGCGCGAGGTTGCCACCAACGAGGTGCGGCTACGCGCCGAAGACTATTGCCGCGAGGCGTTGCAATGGATGCTCGACGACGGTGTCGCCGACCAGATCGACGTCGCCGCGGAGTGGGCCGCGCCACCGGATCAGCGGCGGCTTGAGATCGAGGTCGTGATCTATCGCGCAGGCAACATCGTCTTTGCCCGTCGCTTTGACTGGGCTTGGAATCAACAGCGCCAGCGCGCGCTTACCACGGAGCTTACGGCCTAATGCCCTTCACGCGCCCCGCGCTCGATGATCTGCGCCGCCGCGTCAAGGCGGACATCATGGTGCGCCTGCCCGGCACCGATGCGCTGCTGCGCAATAACAACCTCAATATTCTCGGCGAGGTCGAAGCCGGCACCGCGCATCTGCTGTATGGGCGACTGGACTGGTCATTCCGGCAACTGTTCCCGGATACGGCCGAGGGCGAGTTCTTAGAAAGATGGGCCTCGATCTGGGGTGTGCAGCGGATCGCGGCGACGAAGGCAACCGGGTTCGCATCCTTTCCGGCCGAGGCGTCAACCGAGATCCAACGCGACGCTATTCTCTCGCGGCGCGACGGCGTGCGCTATCTGGTCAACACCGGGGCGTCGGTGATCGAGGACACGATCACCGTGCAGATCGATGCGGAGGAGTTCGGCGCGGCCGGAAATGCGGCGCCAGATGTGCAGCTCTCGATGGTGACAACGGTCAACAACGTCGCACCGCTCGGCCGCGTGCTGGCGCCCGGCGTCGTCGGCGGCGCCGATGAGGAAAGCGACGAGCAACTGTTGGTTCGGCTACTCGCGCGCATCCGCCTCCCACCGCGCGGCGGCACGAAGCACGACTACGAATACTGGGCGATGGAGGTGCCAGGTGTAACGCGCGCGTGGTGCTACCCGCTTGAAGACGGGCCCGGCACTGTCGTGGTGCGCTTCATGATGGACGACGTGCGCGCCGATCAGGAGGGCATACCGACCGAGGGCGACGTCGCGCTGGTCCAAGGGCACATCGACGAAAGCCGGCCTATCACGGCAGGGGCCTTTGTCATCGCACCGATCGCCGATCCGCTCGCCATACAAATTGCGCAGCTAGAGCCGGACACACCGGAGATCCGGTCAAACATTGAGATCGAGCTGCGCTATCTGATCCGCCGCGAGACCGCGCCGGGCGAGGAGCTTTACCAGTCGCGCATCTTTGCCGCGATCAACGCAGCACCCGGCGTCGCGCGCTTTCGGCTGCTACAGCCCGAGTCCGACGTGCTGACCGAGCCGGGCCACATCATCGTATTCGGAAGTACCGAATATGTCTGACGTGACCGAAATCCAGTCGCAAGCGGTCTGCGGCTTTACGCCGGACGATCTCACGCAGGTCATGGCCGATCTGCTGCCGGTCGGTGCGGTCTGGCCGCGCGACGCGCGCAGCGTGCAGCAACGCACGATCGCTGGCCTCGCCGTCGAGTATGCGCGCGTCTATACGCGTGACTGCGATCTGTTGAATGAGTCCTATCCGTGCAATTCGCTCGAGACGCTGACCGACTGGGAACGCGTGCTTGGCCTGCCTGATCCATGCACCGGATTGCTCGACACCATTCAACAACGTCGCGCTGCGATCTGCGCCAAGATGGCGGTTGTCGGTAGTGCGACGTTGCAGAGCGTCGAGGATTACCTCAACGACCTCGGCTACGACGTCGAAGTCGAAGAGGGACCGGGCCGCTTCGACTTCACAGTCTGGACGGCGGGCACGACGCCCGTCTGGTTTCGCGCTGGCAATTCGGTGTCGGGCGAGCCGATCCGCGTCTGGGGCAATCTGCTGCTTGAATGCGGCATTGAATACATCAAGCCGGCGCACACGCGCCCCGAGCTGCATTACCTGGTGCCCGCCGATTGGGACCAGGAGGAGTCGATCTGGGACCTCGGCGAGACGTGGTGGGATGAGGGCGTGCGCCCGCCGCCTGACTGGATACCGCCAGCCATATTGAGAACGACGCCATGAGCAGAATTGACCCTACCAAACCGGTATTCGGAAATCCGACGACGGCGAGCGTGCGCGACAACTTTGCGATCGCCAAGTCTGAGATTGAAGGTCTCGAAGCGTCGAAGGCACCGCGCACGGAGCTTGCAAATTATCTGCCGCTGGCCGGCGGCGTGATGACGGGGCCGATCACACTCGCGGCCGATCCAACCGCGCCGACGCAGCCGGCGACGATGCGCTACGTCGATGCTGCCGTCGCGAACCTCGATAGCAGCGCGACGGGGCGCTTCCTGCCGCTGGCTGGCGGCACGATGACCGGACCTCTGGTGCTCGCGGCCGATCCAGCCGCGCCGATGCAGCCCGCAACACGCAACTATGTGGACAACGCACCATTCCTGCGCTTGGCGGGTGGCGCGATGACCGGGCCATTGCTGCTGGCGGGTGGTCCGGCCACCGCGAACGGCGCGGCAACCAGGCAGTTTGTTGAAGATACGATCAGTGGCGCGGTCGGTGTCACCGAGGCACCGGAAGACGGGCGCATCTATGCGCGTGGCGACCGCGCCTGGCACCTGTTCGGCGCGGTGCCGGTCGGCGGCATGCTCGACTGGCCATCGCGGAATATTCCCCCACGCTGGCTGCTCTGCGACGGCCGCGAACTGTCCCGCACGCAATACTCGCAGCTCTTTGCTGCGGTCGGCACCGACTGGGGTGAAGGCGACGGCGAGACAAGTTTCAATCTGCCGGACTTTCGCGGTCGAGGCTCAATCGGCTTGGATGTGCAGGACAGTGGCGGCAATTACGCGCAGCGTGTCACCGCCACGATATCGGGCATCGATGCAACGGCGATCGGCGCGGCAGGTGGTGATGAGCGTATGCACGCGCATGGACACGATATCAGTGATCCAACACACGGACATGGCGTCGCTGACGGCGGACACAATCACAACTTTCCTGATCCCGGACATGCGCACGGTGTCTCCGATGGCGGGCACAGCCACTATTATGAAAACTCGTGGATCTTCGGGCCGGGCGGAGGAGGTCAACTCGCAGGAGCGGTAGGCGACGGCTTTTCGCCGGGCATGCAGGGCGCCTGGACCGGAGGCGCCGGCGCCGGCATCGGTATCTGGGCCGGAGGCACCGGACGCTGGATTGATGCAGCGGGCACCGGCATCGGCATTTACGGCTCTGCGACCAACATCGCGGTCATAGGTAACGGTGCAGGCACAGCGCAGAACATGCCGCCAAGCGTCGTCTGCCCGAAGATCATCTATGCAGGGGTATGAACGAGAAGGAGATCCGAACCATGTCCGCCGCAACCGATCAGGCCACGCAGACCTTACAACAGATGTTTGAGATGCAGGCCGGTGCCGTAGTGACCGGTCCGGATGCCGCGCAACTAAAATATACGTTCGATGGGCAGAAGGTCTATGAGCTGAGTTATCTCGGCGTCATGCTCGGCGGCTTTGCAACCGAGGCCGACATGCGCACCGAAGTGCAGCGCTTCGTCATGTCACGTGAGTTCAACGTGCTCGGCAATCCCGTGCGGCTGCAAAAGGCTTGGAATGCAGCGGGCGCGGTCGAGGGCATTCCGCAGGGGCCGATCCTGATTTGGCGGCAGGGTCACACGATCTCGGTCACGTCCGATGGCAACGGCTGGTCGGTATCGATGGCCTATGCGGTGCTGCCGCCCTATGCGCGCCTCGCCACATGAACGACGACGACCTGCTGACGGTAACTATGAAAGCGGTCTTGTGGAATCGCGCGCTCGCGTTGCTCGGCGACCAACCTTCTAAGGTCTCAGCCGAGGTGTTCATCGAAGTCTTAAAGCAGTGCACGACGCAGCAAAGACAGGATCAACAAGGGCCAGACCATGCATCGTGTTGACCACCCGTCGAACGTCCCGGTTCTGCCGACGCTACAGCCGACCGGCAATCCGGGCTTCTTCTCGAACGGCAGCCCGCGCACCGGCAAGCCTGCCACGATCGTTGAGCAGGATTGGCTGAATACGGTCCAAGAGGAAATTAGCAACGTCATCGAGGGCGCGGGGATCGCGCTGGACAAGGCGCGGCTCGATCAGCTTTTTCTCGCCATTCAACTGATCGTCGATAATCGTCTGCCGCCGATGCCGTTCCTGCCGTTGTTGGGCGGCACGATGCAAGGCCCGATTTATCAACATCTCGAGCCAACGCAGGCGGCTGAACTCACTAACAAGAACTATGTCGATACGCGCGACAATGACGTCATCAATTACGCGAACTCGCGCGCGATTCAGGAAGGCGACCGTGCACAAAATCAGGCGTATGCCTGGGATCAGGCGATCTGGGACCGCGTCAACTGGATCGACAACACGCAGGGCGGGATCGCTTTCTACGGAAGCAACGGCGTCTTCACTGTCCCAGGCGCGGCGCGCCTGATCGAAGTCATCTGCACGGGCGGCGGTGGCGGCGGTGGCGGCAATCATGCGCCCGGTTATGGCGGCGGGGCCGGTGGCGCGGGCGGCACGGGCATCTTCGCATTCAATGTCTCACCCGGCTCACAGTTCAACGTCACCGTTGGGGGCGGTGGCGGTGGCGGCGCGGGGGACGGCAGTTCGGGCGGATCAGGCGGGGCCAGTCAATTCGCTGATGTCATCGGGGCAAGCGGCGGTCAGGGCGGTGCCGGGTCGAACGTCGGCGACCCGTACGGTGGTGAGGGCGGTGTCGGTTATGGCACGGGATTGATAATAACTGGCGGCATGGGCGGCGACGGCTGGAACCGAGGCGCGAACAACACTAACGGGCGCGGCGGTGATGGCGGCGCGTCATTCTTCGGCGGCGGCGGGCGAGCCGGTGCACCGAGCGGCGCCAGTGGCAGGGCCTTCGGCAGTGGAGGAGGCGGCGCCTATTCCTACGGCACAGCCGGCAACGGCGGCGTCGGTGGCTCCGGTCTCGTTCTAATCAGGTGGAATCGCTGATGGCAACACGACGACTTGCGCTTGTTATCCCGCCTGACCGCACGGTGCGGCAGGTGCTGGAAACTGACACCGACATCGGCAATCCCGGCATGGTCTGGCACGACGTGACCGATCAACCGCAGGTCAAAGCTGGCTGGACATTCACCGCCGCGCAGACCTTTCAAGCGCCACCGCCGCAACCGCGCGCGCCTGATCCGCCACCAACACCAACCGCCGCGCAGCTCAAGGCGCAGCTCGACGCGCTCGCCGTGCAGATCGCGGCGTTGCAAGCGAAGTCTTAACAACCTGAGAGGGACAAACAAATGTCACACAGTCATACAATCGTCGATCCAGGGCATTCGCACGGTATCGTCGATCCGGGTCATACGCACGGCACCGTCGATCCGGGTCACAGCCATGACCTCGTCGATCTGCTTGACGACATCTGCAAGGAGGTGGTCGAGCGGACAGTGGTGAAACCACAACGCGCCGCCGATAAGGCTGTGCTACGCGCGATCCGATTTGGCTAAGGCATGGAAAACCCGATAACCGGCTCTTTCTCCTGGGACCTGGTCGGCGACTTCACCGGCTGCGTCGCCGTGACGATGCTGATCATGCGCGCACTAGCGCAAGCCGGGTTCGGTTGGCTCGATCGCATTCCCTCCATCGTCGAGGCGTATGTCATCGGCGCTTTGTTGTTGGTCTGCTCGGATGTCTTCCTGCCGCCACCGCCAACGGTAAGCAGCATCGCGCTTTGTCTCGTCAACGGCTTCGGCGTCGCCGTCACCGCAGTCGGCGGCAGTGCGGTGTTCGGGATCGCGGTCAAGCCGACCGCGCCAGACAAACCAAAATAACGGAGACCACGGCCATGACCACGTTTGAGGAGGCGTTCGAGATCATCATCGGCCACGAGGGCGGCTTTCAGAACGGCCGCAACGACCCCGGCAACTGGACCAGCGGCAAAGTAGGCTCGGGCACGTTGAAGGGCACGAAGTTCGGAATCTCGGCGGCAGCCTACCCAAGCCTCAATATCGCGGCGCTGACACTTGACGACGCGAGGGCGATCTATAAGCGCGACTATTGGGACCGCGTGGAGGGCGATACGTGGGAGCCTATTCTCGCGGTGATCGCCTTCGACGCGGCGATCAACAACGGACCCGCGCGCGCAATCCAATGGATGCAGACGGCGGTAGGCGTGCCGGCGGACGGTATCATCGGCCCGGTCACCCGCAACGCGATCTTAAATAGCGACCAGGACGATATCGGCTATGAGCTGCACGCGTTGCGGCTGTTCTTCATGGCTAGTCTCGACAACTGGAAAACCTACGGCCTTGGCTGGGCGCGCCGCCTTGCGCGACTGCCAGGTCAGGCCGCAACGCTCGTCCAGACCTGAAGGGAGGCAGAACTATGCCAAAATCTCTAGCGGGCAATAACCTACTCCGGCACGGTCACTGCGTGAATAGAACTAGGACGAAGTTCGCTGAAACGTGGTCGCAAATGAAAGCGCGATGCAATAACGCTAACAGCATCAGCTTCAAATACTACGGCGCGCGCGGGGTTAAGGTCTGCGATCGCTGGCGTGATAGCTTTGAGGCGTTCCTAGCCGACGTGACGCCCTGCCCCGGCCCTGACTTTACACTCGACCGCATCGACCCCGATGGAGACTATGAGCCGTCAAATTGTCGATGGGCGACCGCCTCTCAGCAGCAACACAATCGGCGCGATGCGAAGCTATCTTCGGCGAGGGTGATCGAAATCCGTCGACTTGTGCAAGCCGGATCGACGCAAGCCTCGGTCGCAGCAAGGTTTGGAATACATCAATGCACCGTTTCGCGTATCGCGAACGGGGAACGATGGGCCGCAGAGGAGGTGAGCCATGCCCCTACGTCACGCACGTAAAGCCAAGACGATCCGCGCGAACATCGGCAAGAACATCGCGACCGAACGCAAGGCGGGCCGGCCGATGAAGCAGTCGGTCGCGATCGCGCTTTCCACCGCTCGCAGCGATGCCAAGGCGGCGCATATCCGCCCGCCGAAAGGGACCGGGAAGCCGCGCGCCGAGTAGGGGCCATTTGACGGTGCTGGTGCACTGGCTGCACATGCAGTCAGTCATCTGGGAGCACCGCCGTGCCAAGCACGCAAGATCGCATTGCCGCCGTTCACTGGTTCCATCAATTCGACTTCGGGAATGGCCTTTATACGCATGGCGCCGACGCGGCCGGACCTATGCGGCACAAGGCCGAGCTGGTCTTTCGCCATCCGGTCGCCGGCAAGACAGTGCTCGATATCGGGGCGTGGGACGGCTACTTCTCATTCGATGCGGAACGGCGCGGCGCATCCCGCGTTCTGGCCACCGACTATTTCTGTTGGGGCGGGCCGGGCTGGGGCACGCAAGACGGTTTCAACCTGGCCCGTGAGCTGCTGCACTCCCGCGTCGAGGACCGTGAGATCGACGTTCTCGATATCTCGCCCGACACAGTTGGCACATTCGATGTCGTGCTCTTTCTGGGCGTCCTCTATCATGTGACTGATCCGATCGCATATCTGCACCGGGTCTATTCGGTCACGCGCGAGATGGCGGTGATCGAGACGGCGCTTGATCTGGAGGACATCGACCGCCCGGCGCTGTCCTTTGTGAATTGCAGGGATCGGCCGACCGATCCTCGCGCGCCCCTGAGCAATGACCCCACCAACTTCTTCGGCCCAAATTCGCTCGCCGTTATTGCGATGCTTGAGCACGTCGGTTTTTCCCGCGTGGAGAAGGAGATCGTGTGGGAAGAAATACCGCGCGGCTATTTCTACGCGTTTCGATAGCGGGCTCAGGCTGGTCGCAGCCACGCATGCTGCTGGGTCATCGCGGCGCGTAGCTGAGCGGCTCCGGCAGCGCCCGCACGGTGGCTCATCGAGTCCGAATGCACGCGATACTCGGCGAGCGGCTCGTCGCCCGCATGCACGCCGCGCAGACCCAACTCGGCAAGGCGGCACCACAGGTCGTAGTCTTCCCAACCTTCCGTGGTGCAGACCGACTGATAGCCTCCAACCGCCGCCCAGGCGCCGCGCGCGATCAGCGCCAGCGCGTCGATGTAATTGCCGCCGATGAAGTGCGCCGGGTCATAGGCGCGATCGCCGCGCGTGCCGTGGTCCTCGCCGAAGTGCTGCAACGTCGGATAGGCGAAGACCGCGTCTGACGCTTCTACCGCCGTCAGTAAAGTCCGAACGCAAGTCGGCCGCAGCCGGTTGTCGGCGTCGAGTGCCAGGACCCACGGCGTCTCGGCATGCGCGAAGCCGGTATTGCGTGCGGCGGCGAGGCCAGCATTCGCCCGGTGCTGCAGCAGCATGGCGCGGCCGAAGCGGGCGGTATGGTCTGTCAGCCATGCGCGCGCCCGCTTGCGCGACCCATCGCGTGAGCCGTCGTCGACCACGATCAGGTCGAGGTCGGGCACAGTCTGCGCCACGACCGAATCCAGCGCCTCGACAATGAACTCGGCATAGTCGAACAGCGGGATCACGACCGTCACGGCCGCGCGCTGGTGCTGCTCGGCGACGAACCGGGTGGTGGCATCGACAAGTGGGACCTGGCGCGTGCGATGCACCTGCGTCGCCCGAGCAAACGCCTGCGCGGCACGTCGCCCACCACCTGCCAGGTCAATCGCGTCGGCGATCAGCTCGGCGCGGCGTTCCGGCCCGAACGTCCAGAGCACGTCGCGCTTGGCTGCAGCGGCGAGGCGCTGTCGCTCGGCCGGGCGCTCAATGAGCTTCATGATGCCGGTCAGCCAGTCCGCGCGGGTGCGTGCGAGGATACCGGTTTCGTTGTGGCGAATGGCGCGCGCGAACGGGCCGGTCGGCGAGGCAATGGTCGGCACGCCGACGAGCGCGGCCTCGAAGAACTTTAGCTCGCTCTTGGCTTCGCAGAACGGATTGCCGGTCTCGATCGGCGCCAGATTGATATCGAAGCGCGCCAGCTCGGCGGGCAGCGCGTCCGGCTCGCACCATTTGCGGATCTCGACCCGGTCGCCGAGGTCATACAGTTGAGCGAATTCAGAGATGTCGACCAGCGGTCGTCCGTTGAAGGAGAACAGCACCAGCCGGGTCTGCGGATAGTGGCAGAGCGCGAAGCAGATCGCGGCGGCGCCGATGACGAAATCGCGCTGGTGCGTCCGACTGCCGGCGGCGTAGCCGATCCGCAGCAAACCATCATCCGGCCGCGTCGCTGCCGCCGCCCGAGCGCGCATCGCCAGCGCATGGTCGAAGCCGTTCGGGATGACCAGCGTGGGCACGCCTGCCGCGCGCATGTGCCCGGCCAGTTCCTCGGTCGATGCGATGCAGAGATCCGCACGCAGCATGCATGCGCGCGCGGCCTCGAAATAGGCAGCGACCGACGCCGTCGTCTGCCGCTGGCTGCGCATGCCGTCAATGATGCGCGGCACCGCGAGCTGAGGATCGATCATCAGGTCGTCGATGTCGTAGATGATCCGCGCGCCACCGCGCCGCGCCGCTTCGATCGCTGCACTGACCGGCGTGGTCAGTCGCGTGCGCCACAGCCAGAGCACAGCCGCGTGGCTGATCGTGCTGAGATGATCGCGCACAGCTGCGGCCGTGAGCACGACGTTGGCGAGGCCCGTTGCGGTGGCGGCGTCAGACGCGCGAGCGACCCGGTAAAGATGACCTGGTGTCGCCGGTTCGCCGGACAGGAACACGACGACCGGTCGTGTGGCGGGACGCGCCACGGGTGCGGGCGCCGCGCGCCGGGTGGGGACTGCGACACGCTCGCGCGGATGCGGGCGGAACGGGACGGCGGCCATCATCGCCGGGCTTATCCAAGCGATCGCTGGCGCCTGCGCGAACGCCTCTGACGGCCAGCGCCATCAGGGGCGGGTGAAGCTGATGGTGCGGTTGGTGCGGCGTGCTGCGCCACAGAAGGCCCATGCGTGGCCGAAACACCACCCGCTGCTGCGGCTGCATCGAGCCACGCGTGCCAATCCACGCGGCGGCAATAGACGCGGCGACCGAGCGTGAAGACTGTCGGTCCCTTGCCGGCTGCCAGCAACTTGTTGAGCGTATCTGGGGGCAGGTCATAGAGTTGACACCAAACAATCAGTCGTGCCGCGTGCGGCTCTACGCCGATTGACCGGCCGGGGGTCAGTGGTTCGTCGCTAGGGTAATCGAAATCGTTGAAATCTGCGTTCATGACGGGAGCCCTCCCGCATGACCAATTACCGCTCACCGCGGCGATGACAAGCAATCACACGATATGCCTCGCAATGACACCATAGACACGAGGCGCGGTATCGGACGGCAATGAACGACAATCGACAACAAATTATCAGCCTGCCTCGCAGGCTGTTGATCAGTCCAACCGCAGCGCGTCGTTGCCGAGGGTGCTGATCCAGCGGGAGTAGGACCGCTCGATCATGGGCGTGCTGGTGTCGAGGTGCTCGGCGATCAGGCGCAGCGGTACGCCCGCCATGATCAGCTTGCAGATGCGCGCATGGCGGAATTGATAGAACTTGCCTTCAAAGCCGGCCTCTTTGGCGGCGCGTACCCAATCGTTCCGCCCCCATGGCCGTTCGCCAACGATCTCCCAGCCCATTTTATCGCGCTCTCTGATCCTCGCCTTCTTCGGCAGGGTAAACAGGAATGCGTCGCGAGGGCGCACCTTCGCGAGAGCGACAAGCTCCTCCGCCAGCGCCGTCCCGATTGGCACATGCGCCAGACGTTTGTTGGCCGACCCATAGCGGCCCTTTTCCGAGGGTCGCACCACCAGCTTGTAGCCTGATGATTCCCGCTGCAGGTCGCGCACCTGCAGCATGGCGAGCTGGCTTGGCCGAACACCGGTGCCCGCTATGGTGGCGGCGAAAACACCGAATCGGGGGTTGACCTGGCGGGCGGCGGCGACGCGCCTTGCGACCTCTGCATCGTCCGGCACGTCACCCACGCTATCCGTGTCCTCCGAATAGGGTCGCCGCGTTTGCGTCAGTTGCAGATTCATCGCTTTAATGACTGCGAGAGGCGGCCGGATCGCCGCGGGCAGACGGTTGAACGCCGCCTTGACGCTGGCTATCACCCGCGCCGGCGTCTTCTCAGCAAACAGGTGAGCGCTGGTCTCGGTGACGTTCGTGAGCCGGCTTGCGCCGAAATCGCCGAGCCACTTACCGAACCTCCAACGCGCCTCTCGCGCTGGGCGCGGACCGCGCCGTTCTAGAGTTCTCGCATAGCGCTCGCACGCGGCGGCGACGGTGGTGAGGTCTGACAGGCCGTCCTGGATGACGATCGTGCGAGACGCGGCAGCTTGTTCGGCGGCGGCCTGGACGATCGCATGAGCGCGCTGCACGGCCTGCCTATGATCAAGCACGTCGGTTCCATCCGCCGGCGTCAGATCGTCGGCATCCGCAAACGATTGTTTGACGTAGCGATTGGCGTCGAAATCACGCCAGCGGACCCACCAGGCGCCGGGGTCGTTTGCGTCTGCCGGACGACGATAGCCGAGTGCCACACCCCTGCTGATCACCTGCCAGACGAGCGCTTTGGGTTCGAGTTTGGCGCGCGCCGTGGGCGATCCAAACGACCTGGATTGACCGGATCGCGTGGGCGTGGACACCGGCACGATGACTGGGATCTCGATAGGGCGCCGGAGCGCTTTCCGGGGGCGTAGCGTCGAGGGCTGGGGGCGCAGTGTCGTGGGTAACGTGGGCATTTTCTCACTCAACCAGTGCGGGAATATCAGTGCGGCAAAATGGGTTCATGGGTAATGGCGTGGGTAAAACCATATGGCTAGTTACGACAACGTATGCAAGACCAATGACGGTTTTTCAATAAGTTAGTGTGGGCCGAAAGGCCTCGTCATGGCAATTTTGACGCCTTCCCAGTGCGGCATATCAGGCCGAAATCAGTTCAGATAAATCAGCGATAACAATATATTAGCTCGATATTTGGCCCGCGTGGGCAATAGCGTAGGTAACAGTGGTCGCCGTGGGTAATTGCGCGTCACCGGTTGCCGTCAGGGGTCGCTTGTTGCCATTGGCCGGAATGAGATGCTAGCGGCGTCAGCGCGGCCGAAGGCAAGGCGCGAATGTTCGACGTCAGGATTTCCGCCACACTGCTTGCGATCCTCGGTTTGCTGGCCCTCGGCCGGACCTACTTGCGCCGCCGAAGTCGGCGCAAGGCCGAGGCTAAGCCAGACGTGCCGCCGGCGCTCGGGGTTGCCCATGGGTTGCGGGTTATCCGCGACGCCGAGGATGACGATCACTACAAGCAATTCGTCGACGAAATGTGGGCCTCCAGCGACGCGCGTCCCGTCCGTGTCCGACTGGAGCGCAACGGCGAAGATTCGTTCGTCCGGTCGATCGTGGATCGCCCAGGAACAATCTACGTGAACACGCTCGAGGCCGGCGAACGCAAGACCTACGTCGCGGACCGCCACAGATGGACGCGCGACGGATTAAAGGTCAGCGACGCGGGCTTCCGTGCGATCCTATTCGGCGTCCCGCCCGACGAGGCCCTCCGCTTCAACAGGCCGCCCGCCTCCGTTGAAGAGGCGCTGGCGCCCGCGAACAATCACCTCGCGGCCGAGAATTCGCTGGTCATCAATTACCGGGACGCTGAGGGCGAGGACTCCTATCGCGTGATCAGCGAAATCCGCCGAGGGGATGATCGCTTCACGTCGCGCTGTCATTGGCGCTGGGGTGAGCGTCGGACGTTCCTCTATGGACGCCTGATCCGCGTCATCAATCCAGTCGACGGGAAGGAGATTCCGATCGAGCAATTCAGGACCCCGCGCAAACCATTTGGGACGTTGGCTAAGCGGCTGAGACGAAAGAGGGCGTGACCCCAGCCATCGCGCCACGTCAGAACGGCCGATCGTCCTCGTCCGCGCCGTCATCCTCGCCCGCGTCCGGCGCCGCGAGCCTGGCCTGGACGCGAGCCTCGCGCTCGCGCTTCCAGCGATCGTGTTCCTCGCGCCGACGCTTCTGGTCGGCGATGTGCGCGTCGATCTCGCCCTGTGTCAGCGGCGTCAGCGAGAAGATCGCGGCGGCACCGTACATGTGCACCGTCTCAGTATCCACGTCGCGCACCTCCAGGAGCTTCCCGCCGGCGATCTCAACGTCGCGGATCTCGCCGTAGTGCTGCCGGTGACCGAATATTTCGACCAGCGCGTAGGCCGGCTTGGGCGGCTCAGGCTCGGGCGGTGTAACGGCGTCGAATTGAGTGGCGAAATCGTCCATCACTATCTCCTGCGGTCAGGTGTTGGGCGGCGTCCAATGCCAAATCCCTTGCCGACCCTTCGCCGGCACGAACGGCTGCACCGCCTCGATGTCGGTCAGCGGCCAGCCCCATTTCGTGTGGTCGACGCGGTCGCTGTCGGCCGCCCGGATGCCGCCGTGCCATTCTGCGTAGGATGCGGCGGTGATCGGCTCGCCCAAGGTCGCGAGACAAAGCACCGAGGAAAGCGGCAGGCTTCCTGGCGATGTCAGCCACTGATCAAGCAGCGGGACCGCTCTCGGGACATCCAGGCTTGTGAGATCGGGGTGCCGGTAGCGCAGCTCGTAGAGCAATTGCGCAAGCTCGCAGGTCTGAACCCGACGCGCGCCGGCGTGAATGGCGATTCGCTTGCCGACCAGGCGCCTCGGCGCCCGCCAGCCGCGCCACTCATAAGGCTTCGCGCCTGCGGCGATCAACGACGCCCACGGCTGCCAGATCGTAATGGCGGGAAATGTCTCGATCATGGCGCGTCACTCATGGCCGCGCCTCCAACTTTTGCCTGATCACAGCGCAGTCGCGCTCGATTTGGCGCAGCCTCGTCTGGTCCTCGGCCCGCCGCTCCCGCCGCTCCTTGCTCGATATTTCGTGGAGATGACCGAGGCAAAACCCAACGAAGACGCCGCCAACGGTCATGACAATCAGCAGCGGGATCGCGTCACTCATTTCGCTCGTCCTTCGGCGCGCGGATGCCAGCGCACGAGACGCCAGCCCTTCCGCGTCCATTTCCAGGCACTGCCGGCGGCATCGCGATAGCGGTCCTGCGTGCGTATCGTCGGCTTTCGCTTCGCCGTCTGCTGGTCACTCATCACGCGGCTCCAACTGTTGCTAAAGCAGCCAGTCGCACCGACATTCGACGTCCCGCGCTTCACATGCCAGCAGCTTGCACTCCGGACAGACGCGCGGCCGGTTCAACCACCAGCGCATCAGGCGTGCCCACAGGCTCATGCCCGGCCACCTTTCTTGTCGCCACCCAGGATCGCTGCCGTTGCAAGCTGCTTCGCTTCGGTCTCTTTCAGCGTCGGCAACGCCTCGGCCATGGTAGTGAAGCGCGTCCGCCCGACTTCGTAGCGCCAGGTGTCGCTTGGCGCGTAGCAGATGCCGCAGAATGGATTGAGGGTGCCGTCACCGACCAACTCCTCCACCTGTGCTCGTAGCGGGTGCATTATCTTGTCGCGCGCCTCGCGGTAGCTTTCGGCCTCTCCCACACTCGCCAGGATCGCGTGACGCGCGGGACAAAGGCATTGCGCGATCCAGACGCGGCGGGCGGTCATGCTGCAGCCTCTGCAAATGAGAACAGGTCGGCCTGCTCTTCTTCGTCTTCGTCATCCGACGGCTTGGCCACGCTCGCGACCGGACGTCCGCGCATCAATTTGATTCCGGTCTGCGCCTCAACACATCGACCAAACATGTCACGCGCACCAAATCCGCCCTCCTCGAGGATCTGCAGCAGCTGCTCGACGACCGGCAGGCCATCCTCCGTCACCATCGACGTGATCCCCGGGACATTCTCCATGATGCATGTGTGGGGCCGGAGATCGCAGACGAAGCGCGCCCACTCGAACACCAGCGAATTGCGCGGATCCATCACGTCACGGCGGCCGGCACGGCTGAATCCCTGACATGGTGGGCCGCCGAACACACACCCCAACTCGTCAGGCTGCATTCCGATCGCGTTGAGCAAGCGCTCTGACGTCAACTTGCGGATGTCGCCGACGAACACATGCGCTGTTCCGCGGTGGCTGGGGTGTCCTGCAATCCAACCAGAGCCAGCGCGCAACGGCGCTTTGCCTTCGAATGAGCCATCGTCGACCAACTCACCATCGAGCACCCTCAAGCCGTCGCGGCGATATTGATCCGCCAGGAACTTCTCCATGCGCTCTTGGTCGGATGGCTCGATGAAGTTCATCGACACCTCGCCATAACGACAGAGATTGACCATGTAGGTGCAGACCGAGGCACAGTCGTACTCTACCGCGGCAACCACACGACAACCGGCCTGGACAAAGCCGAGGTCCATCCCACCGCATCCGGAAAACAGGCTGACGCCGGTGAAGTCGACCTGACGCGCTCGCCGTTCGGCGATGTAGTGCGGGACCAGAAGGCCACTCGGCAGCAGCACGCCGTCATGCAGCTCCTCGCCGATCAGTGGTACGCGCATGTCACTCATCGATTCTACGTAAGCCCTCCAGCGTCTGCCGCACCTTCTCCATCACGACGATCTTTCGCTCCGCCTGGCGCGCGTTCATCTTGTGGAGCTGCACCAACTTGTTGAGCTGAACCTTTCGCCATTCGCACTCGCGCCTAACCTCGCGAATCATCTCATCGAGATCGACCGGGTGCAGGCCGGCATCGGCGGGTTCTTCAGCTTCGCAGCGCTCGCCAGTCATGGGCCGACCCGCTGTGCCAGACCGCAGACGCCAGCCGGCTCCGTAGAAGGACTTTCCGCCGCCGCTTGCTGCGGCCAGACATACCATTCCCATGCCATGCAGCCTGAGGCGATGCAGCGGGTACCCTCCGACACCTCGGACCGCTCGCTCGGCACGCCGATCGGACGGTTGACAGTTACGCCGCCATTGACGGTAAGGATCCCAACGCGCGCGAACGGGCACCACTTCTGCTTCGCTTCAGCTTCGGTCATACGCGCTCCGCCTCCTGCTGCAAGCGTTCCAGACCGCAGTCGATACGGGCGAGTTGTACGAGCTGCGCCGCGAGCACGATCGCCGCGATGCCAATCTCATTGTCTCCGGTGGCAAACGCCTCGCGGGCGAGATCGGACGCCTCACCGGCCAGCTGCAGTGCCTGCTCGCCGGTCATGCCGCTCCCGCCCACACATAGCCGGTGTGCCGCCCCTCGGCGTCGCGCACCGGCACCAATCCATTCCGTTCCCGCAGCGCGTCCATTGGGTTGCGCCAGGCGCCGGCATGCGCGCCGATCGTCGCCTCCTTCTCGAACCACGTGCCGTCCTTGGTGAGCGGCGGCGCGGCCACGACGACGGCGCGCGTTGCGCTAAGCCGAATCATCGCGGCCATCCGATCGGTCTCGGCCACGCGCACGAGATACGCGCGAAGCGCGCGATCGCGGCGCCAGGCGTCCGGGCGCACCGGATCAGCCCAGATCTGCACCACCGGCCAGGAGACAACCTCGCCGACCGCTTCGGCTTCGCGGACGCCGATGAAATCGGGGGTGATGTCGACCACGTAGCCCGCGTGATCCGGCCGGCGTAGGCCATGTGCGGCGGGATCAACCAGCCAGCGGCATGACCAGAGGCGGCAATCTGGCGATACCAGCTCGAGGTCAGCATAGACCTTGCAGCCGGTGCGGGACTGGTGCCGACAGCGGGTTCGTGCCGGCTTGCCAATGCGCTCGACCGGAAGGAGACGGCAGCACAGCGTGCAACTGCCGCAGCGTCGCGTCGGCGGCTCGGTCGAGCTGACTGCGCGGATTTTGAATGCTTCTGTCGTGACTTCGTTCTGGTCACTCACCACGCTTGTCCTTCAGCGCGCGGATGACCTTGGCGAAGAAGTCGCCGTGTTTCGGGTCGCCGGGCACCTGCTCACAGAGATGCGCCGCTTCTTCCAGGCCCTCGGCATGGCCAGATCGGAATGCCCGCTCGATCATGTGCTCCTCGCGCGTTGTCAGGTTGCCGAGCTTGTCCTGATACGCGCTCCAGGCTCGATCACTCATCGCGTTTGTCCTTCAGCGCGCGGATGTTTTCGGCTCCCCATAGCAGGGCGTTGATGTAGCCACGCAGGTAGTCGTCCTCGTGCTGGCGGAGTTGGTCATCGGCCACATCGCCGGATGACTTGCTGTCGGCAATCTCGTGGAGCTTGAGCGCCGCTTCTTCCAATGCCTCGGCGCGGGCCTCGGCAACAGCTCCGTCCTGTGCTTTGCCTATGGCTTCGATTGCCATGCGCTTATACATTTCCACATCATCACGCAGCGCCACGATCTCGTCGCGGGCGCGCCTGGCAAGGGTTTGAATCTGCACCCGGAACGGCAACCCCTCGACTCGGTCGAGTTCCGCATCCAGTTCCGCCACCAGGTCCGGACGAAGCTGACGAACAAATTCACTCATCGCGCTTGTCCTTCAACGCACGGATGGCGTCGGCACACTCAATCGCCATCGCCTCAATTTCCTCTGCATAATCACGGTCGGAACAGACGCCACGATACTGGCTCTCACACGCCCGCGCCGCTTCTTCCAGCGCCTCGGCGCGGACCTGATCGACGGCGAACACGCTAGATTCTCGAAAGAGGCCCGCACAGGTTTCCCGCACCGCCTTGCGCACCTTTGCGTCGTTGTCTCGCAGCGCCAGGATTTCGTCGCGGGCGCGGACCAAGAACGCTCTCACGACATGATCTTCGATAAAGTGCGGGCTTCCGTCATGTATGAGAATCAACCTGTTCAAGTCAGGCACCACGTCCGGCTCACTCATCGCTTTGCTCCTTGACCAGCTCCTCGACGACCGCGCCGATCCGACGTATGGCGTTGTAGAGGTATTGCTCGAACGCTGACGGGTTCTCCCAGGCTGTGTCGTTGACCGCACGATCTAGCCAGTGCACCGCGTTATCCAGGTGCTTAAGTTTTTCGGCTTTTGTCATCCGGTCGCTAATCGCTAACATCCCAGCCGCCAAAGTCCCACTCTTCGATCAGGTATCGCATCGCGTCCGCTTCCTCCGGATTGGGCGGCGTAGTGCGACGCCATACCCAATCACGGCCGAGCTTCCAGCCGCGCACGGTCAGGAAATGCATGGCATATTCCGTGCCGGTCGGGTCGAAGCTGGGACACCAGCGCGCGCGCGTTTCGTCATCGGTCTGCGGCATTACGTATCCCGCTCCCCCTTGCACCGCAGCGCTTTCATAGCCGCCTCCTCACCCGTGCGAACGCCGAGCGGATGGAAGGTAGCGAACTCACCGTTATGCGTAAGCAACTGGTCCCAGATGCCCATTGTGTCGCGGTAGACGATCACGCACTTATCCACCCTGACCCCGCGCTCCACGAGGTCGCGGATAACGCCCTCGGCGTCGTTGGTGACCGAGCGAGTCTCGCCGGCGGCATCCTCAAGCAGCACGGCATCACCGATCCGGCGCATGGTGTAGCGGGCGCGGTGCATCATCCGCGGCCTCTGATTTCCTCGGCCGCCGCCATGGCCTTCTCGCGTTCGACCAGCCGCGGGCGCTGCATACGCCGCTTGCTCCAACTCGGTAGATCGCGCAGCCACCGCTCGATGTCCGACTGTCGCCAGCGTCGCGACGACAATGCTCGCACCGGCGTCGGAAAGCTCCCGGCCGCCGCGTGCCGCGCGAGCGTCTCGCGGTCAAAGCCGGTAATTGCCTCAACCTGCTCGATGCGCAGCAGTCGGTCCGGCTCGGGAACCGGGGTCTGCTGCTGACCTGGCGCGTCAAGCATGGATGTCGGCGACATGACACCGCACATCCTGACCAAGCTCCGTAAGCCGCCACAACGCGTTAGATCTGACAGGTCGCACAAGCTGTGCGATGATATGGCGGTATACGCGCAGCTGGCGCAGTTCCTGCAGCGATCGCTGCAGGCTTGGACTGATCGAAGTCACAGCGCCATCGCCGTCGAGCGCCAGCAATGCCCGCCTGTGCATCGGCGTCAATTGTTGCGCCACATCGTGGATGAACGAGCGATCAGACTTCCAGAACGGCGGAGCGGTCTGAATCTGGCCTAACGGCGTTTCCATCACTCCCTCCTGTTGATGTCCGGGGCGAATGAACGACAGTCATCGCTGCACCTGCACCCGCATGACTTCGTGGATTTTCATCAGGGTTCGGGCGATGCTCTCGGGTCGTATTCGACCGGCTGCTCGCCATGTTTTCCTCCTGGCCATCTCACAGTTTCAGCCCAACCTGCTCGGGCTGACGCTTCGGGTCCGTGCGCTGCCAACTGGCACGCAACGCCGCGTCGACTCGCGTGTGCAGCTCGGGACGGTTCTTCTTCAGCCAGGTGATCTGCTTGCGATTGGCCTCGATATCGACCAGCGCCAGGTGGTCCGCGCGCGTCTCTGTGCCCAGGAAGGCTGTTTCGAGCCGCTCGACACCGGCCAGGATTTCGTGCTCGGCCGGTTGTCGCTTCTGCGTGCGCTGGGTCGGCGACGGCGCGGGCAACGGCGGCGATGGCGTTTGGGGCGCCGGGGCTTCGACCTCAGCGCCGCGTGCCCAGGCGGCCAGTCGCGTGCCCAATGCTTCGTCCATCGGTCGGTCCAATGGTATCAGTGGTTTCAGATTATCGAGCAGTGGCTTGATGACGACCGGCACGCCTGGCTTCTCCACATTCAGCATGAAGCTCATCGTCATGGCGTATGGAATATCCGCACCGCAGATCGGCTGTAACCCTTGGTCGATCCACTCGGTTTTGCCTTTGTCGTTCTTGGACAGGGCAATCTTCTTCTCGGCCTGACAACAAATCAAAATGTGCGTGTTCAACTGCCAAAGCCGCTGCAGCATGTGCTTATGCTCGCCTTTTGGCTTGATCCAGGCCGACGCTTTCATGCGCTCGCGCGCGTCGCTTTCGTTGAAGTCGCGACGATACCGCTCGGCCTGTTCGCGCTGCCGCTCGACCAGCCGGGTCAACTCTTCCTCGTGATAGTCCAAGAGGCCACCGGGCCCGACGTGTTCATGCGAAAAGGAATCACAGATGAAGACCACGGCCTTCTGCTGCTGCGCGGCCACCGCCGCGGCCTCGAATTTCTCCGGCCGGAATGGCTCGCTCAACGACAGATGCGAGAACTTGAAGCGGTCGGCGTAATAAAGCGCGCGGTCGTTCTCGGTGTCGCAAAACGCAATGACGCCATCGGGGCCGGCCAGGCCGACAGCCAGGCGCAGCGCGGAGAGGGTCTTACCCGTGCCCGAAGCGCCGGCGAGCATCACCATCAGCCCGACCTGCTTGCGCACCGCTGGCTGGTAGATCAGCTTCGACGGGTCGAAGACCGCGTTCATCCGCGACCGGTCATTTCAGGCTGACCCTCGAAGCGCGCGATCATCTCCTTGAACAGCGTCACGATGTCGCGCCGATTGGCGCCGTTGCTGATGAAATTACAACGGCTGGCCGGATCGTCGCCGAAGCGGAATACGAGCAGCACAAAGCCTACCTCTCGCGCCGGCCCCTTTGTCTTGCCATTGAAGAACTCGTCGAGCCCCGCTGCAACCGCGCGCATCGGCTCGCGGTAGGCTTCCTCGATCGGCGCGTCGCCGAGGCGTTCCGGTTTCTTCATCCGCCGAATTGTCCGGCATCGAGGATGCGCCGGGTCGCGGCCTCGCGGATCGCCGTGCGCTCTTCCCAGGTGAAGTTCTGCTGGCGCATCTTCCAGTCCCACTCGCGCTGCACAAAGACCGGCGCATCGATCCACTCGGGATCAATCGGGTAGGTGGGCCACTGCTTTTCCTTCATGCAGTGCTCCCAGAGGCCGCGCGCGTAGTGGAGCCGCTGGTTGCCGACCTCAAGGGCATCGGGTGACAGTTCAAAGCGACGAATGCCAAAGGGCGCTCTGGTCTCGGCCACGATGAATTGCATCGTCGTGACTTCGCCCTCGCGCAGCTCGGCCGCGCCTTCGCAGTACAGCACCGCCTGCAGGTCGAAACCCTTATCGAATGCGCCACGCGCCCAGGCGCTCGATCTGGCGCGACCGCCCGTGGTTTTCAGATCCAACAGCGGTTCGGCCGGATCGTCCGGCAACCAGTCCACCATCGCGCGGCACCAGACGTCACCGACTTGCCAGACCAGGGTTTGCTCGGGCTTTCCCTTCGTGAAAAACCCCGTGCTCGCGCGCATCTTTTCCAGCACGTCCACCAGCCGCATCACATCATCATATTTACTCTGCTTCAGCGGTACGCGGCCGGCGGTCAGCGCGGCATCGCGCATCTCGCGCGCTGCCTTTGTGTTGTAGGTATCGAACGGAATGCGCTCGATGATGTCCTCGCCGCGCAGAAAGATCGCATGCGCTGCTGTGCCGGCGTCGCGGTCTTCCTTCGCATCAGGCACGACAACGGCGTCATCAGGGTCATCATCCATGCCAGCGCCCAGGCGCGGGTGCGCGGCCTCGGCATGTGCGGGGGAAAGATCGCACAGCAGCAACGCAACCGTCCGCGATAATGACGGCACGACAACAGGGTCGGCGTGATACGTTGCCGCACTCAGATCATAGATGCCCGGCGTGCTGATGCGCTCTGTCATTGGCTGATCACCGCGGAGCCTCCGCACCGCACTCCACGCAACGCAGCGGACCGAAGCCGGTGGGCCGCAGGTCGCCGCCGCATTCCTCGCAATGGTTCGACGTCGACCTCTCGTGCCAGAGCAGCGTCTCGAGGAGGCCTAGCGCCTGGGCCACGTCCATGCAGCCTTGGGAGTGCTCCGCCTCGCAGGAAGGAGCACGCAGCCTGAAGCCTGCGGAGCGCAGCTTGTCGATCGACTTGGTTAGCAGCTCGAGATGGAACGGGTCCATCACGCAGTACCGCCGGGGCCATGAGGGAGCGTTGGCCGGCTGCGGCCACCGTCGAGAACCCGAAAGCGCTTGGGTACCGGCCGCGCCTCCATCGCCTCGATGAACGGCAGTAGCGCGTTAATCGTGCCGGCAACCTGGTGCAGCTCCTCGACCGACAGCGGCGCGACTTCGTCGGCGCGCTCGTCGAGGTAGTCGGCGAGGAATTGGAGCTTGCTGCTGACGGGGCCGGGACCGGCGGTGGGATCGGCGTTCATAGCGGACTCCGGCTGATCTGTGGTTGACAGCCGATAGCCGGTCGTGTTGCCCCGCTAACGCGCGGTCGATCGAGTGCCGACATCATGGCGCGATGCCTTGCTCAGAGTGTGCTGCCGACTCAAAAGCCGGTTCACCGAGCGGCGGGCGTGAGGCCCGGCTTCAACCCCCGGGGAACGATGACGGCCGATGACGACAAAAGTCGGCGGTCAACGTTAGCTCCAATTTGAGGCAGATTTGGTCGCGGATGCAAGCGAAAATTTTCGCCCATGATGTTCCGCGCAACTCAGATTGGTTCGATGGTTATCTTGATCTTGGTCGGTTCGACCGTCGCTGATCCGACTTTTTGACACCGGTATGACGGTAGCCCCAAAGGGCTGCTCGGATAGCAGAAATCCGCGGTTCAGGCTGTTGCGCGGCCAAATTCGGGTACTCCTCGCGCACTAGTCGCGCCCACGGCGGCGGCAGCGCATAGAGATCCCCTTTGATTAAAAAGTCCGTCGTGATGCCGAGCACTTCGGTGATTTCATCGAGTAGCTTCATGGGGATTTCTCGTTCGCCGGACTCATAATTAACCCATGTTTGACGCGGAATACCGAAATCCCTCGCCCATCTGGGTTGGCTCACGCCCACGAGCTCTCGGAGCGCTCGCAGCCGTCGGCCAACGCTGGCCTGTAACGCCAATTGCTCAGGACTTTTCGCCATCGTGGTCCATGTTCTTCCGCCGCGTAACGGCGCTGCACGACGTTCAACGGCGAATGACGGCAAACTTGCAAGGCGTTCGTCGGACGCCGGCGGATGCTGGGTGCCTCAAAATGGGTGCAATTAAATTTCCGTCGTGGACCTGTCATGAATATGTCTGGAGCGCTAACGCGCAGGACGTTGGTCCTAGTTGGCGAGTGTGCAGGCCGGTCTTCGGGATGCCGGCGCCGAGCTGGCCTGAACGGACGCCCCGGCGCTCAATCCCGCGATGCCGCCAGACATGCCCCCGAGGCGGGCAGCTCACGGCGCGCTTCGCTCGCCGCGGCAATGCGTTGGTAGGAGCGACCACAAAAATTTTTCGCGGGCCTCGATTTGAGCAATGGCGAGCAATGGCAGCGCGTGACATTCAACGGAAATCTACGGAATGAAAACAAGGCGTTAGATCGCCTTGGGACCGGTTTTCATGCCCCGATTTGGGCTTGCCTCAGGGCCGCAGCCGGACCGATAGAATCGTCATGCGGGATCACGCGACCCTCCTCCACGCGATCGGACTGGACGCCGTTGCGCTGGCAACCGGGACATCGCGCAGCGCCGTCAAGCACTGGCGTGAGCGCAATTGCATTCCCGGCCGCCACTGGCTCGTCGTCGCCGAGCTCGCCGGGCGGTGCGAATTGGACGTGACCGTTCAAGCCATCGCCGAAGCAGCGCCGCCGCGACGGCAGCGGGCGCCGACCGAGACAACGCCTGGATCAGATGCCACTGACCCAGCGGACTCTGCTGACGCCTGCGCGGCCGGCTCGCCGGCGGCCTGCGGGTCGCGCGTCTGATGGCGGGACGCGGAGCCGGCGTGCGCCACGGGCGTCTGCCGCCCTGGCCGGCAGAAGATCGCGCCAAGCTGGAACTCCTCTGGGCAGAAGGTCTTTCGTCCGGCGTCATCGCTGAGACGCTGGGGCGCAGCAGAAACGCGGTTGTCGGCATGAAGGCCCGGCTCGGCCTGTCGCCGCGGCCATCGCCCATTCGGCACCACGACGGATCGCCGCCTCCCCAGCGCCAGCCGTCGCGCGTCCCGACCCTGCCCCCTCTAAACATCGCCGCTCCCGCCGCGCCGCGGCAGACGCCCGTCGCGTGCCTGCGGGCGGACGAGACACTGACGCCGGATGCCGTCGAGACGCCTCCTGAGGCCGCCGGCTTGAGTGCGAGCGCGCGCACCTGCCAGTGGGTCAACTCGGACCGCCGCCCGTGGGCCTTCTGTGGGTGCCCGGCACGGCGCGGTACCGCCTGGTGCGAGGCGCATTACCGCTGCGTTTATTCGTCCCACCGCCACGAGGCTTTGCCAGCCTGAAATTTCTCACACACCCAAAGGGGGAGGACTGCCATGTCTGAAGGTTCGCTCGCAGAAGCCCGCTCACATAACGTCCGCCCGGATGTGTTTCTGCGACACTACCGCGAGATACGCGACTGCAAGACTGCGCACCACGACACCGGCATGGCGCTGGCCCGAGCGAAGAAATCGGCCAAGGGTGACGGCATTGACCTTGATGCGCTCAAGCTCCTCGAGAAGTTTGCCGACCTCGACACCGACGAAGCTGAGATGCAACTGAGCCATCTGCGCCAGTACGCCGCATGGATCGAGCTACCCATCGGCACGCAACTGGATGCGTTCGGCCAGCACAAGGCCCCGAGCCTGGCCGAGACAGAGAAGCAACGCGCCCACACTGCGAGATCGGATGGCGAAGCTGCAGGGAAAGCAGGCCACGAACGAGGGACCAATCGATACGGTCCAGGCACCGCCGGGTACGTCGCTTGGGACAAAGGCTGGCTCAAGGGCAACAAGACTTGGCTGGCCGGGCAGAAGTCGCTCGCCGGCGATCTGGCGCGCAACGCGAACGGCCGAGGCCGCGGCCGACCGCGCAAGAACGGAGCCGACGCCCCGGCCAACTAAGCGGGTCCGGTCATGGCCCGCGCACACCTGCTTCAACTACAGCCACCCGAGCCGTCTGAGCACGAGCTGCAGAAGGCGTGCACGAAGCTGCTGCATGCCATCCTGCTGCCTGACGTCTGTTGGACGGCGATCGATCATGCGCACTCGCTCGACTGGCGGGAGGGCCGATCCGGTAAGCCGATCGGCCTGATCGAGATGCAGAAACGCAAGGCACGCGGGGTCCGATCGGGAATCTGGGATTACGTCTTCTGGCACCGCGGCATCACGCATTTCATCGAGCTGAAGGTTGGCGACAATGATCTGTCCGATGAGCAGGAGCTGTTCGGTCGTCAATTGATTAAGGCTGGCATCAGTCGCCTCAAGGTGTGTTGGAATTCTGAGCAGGTGTTCAACACCGTTGTTGAGTGGGGACTGACGCGGAAGGCGGTGATGACATGAACAAACAACTGCCCATTCCGCTGCCATTTACTAATGAGATTGGCCTTCACGCGCGGGCTGACCGCATCCGCAATCTCGTCAACGTTGCCCGCGGTTGCATCATCGAGATTGGCCGCGAACTGATCGCAGCGAAGGCTGAGTTGCGGCATGGGGAATGGTTGCCGTGGCTGGAACATGAATTCGGTTGGCCGGCTCGCACGGCGCAAGGATATATGCAAGTTGCAGAAGCATTCAGCCAAATACGCGAGACTCGCGTATTTGATGGCCTGACTATCGACGCTACCGCCCTCTACGCCTTGTCCGCTCCCGACGTACCGCAGCCCGTGCGTGATGAAGCAGTCTCACGTGCTGAGGCTGGCGAGCACATCACCAAGGCACAGGCCGATCAGATCATCGCTGATGCGGAGCAGCAGTTCAGAGAAAAACTGACCAGCATCCGCGACGATGCGGAAGCCGAAGCGGAGGCGGCGATCGCGCGCGCAGGGAAGAACTTCGAGCGAACCAAAGCGGCACTAGAGGCGGAAATCCAGCGCCTAACCGAGGCTGGCGAGCTGCCTGGTGTGCCGGAAGTCGTCGATGCGCTCTGCAAACTTACCGGCCAGCCAAAGCTGACGCCGAAGCAGTTCGGCCTGGTCGCTCAGGTTCTGAACACCTCTGTCACCGACGGCCACCGAGTGTACCAGCCTGTACCCGAAGAGACCGTCAAGCGCATGGAAGTCGATCTGCAGATCAGCGGCGCCATGGTCCGCGCTCTTGAGTATTTCGCCGGTGCGCCGGATCCGGCCGAGGCATGGCGCGCATGCCCGAAGCCACTTCGTGATGCGGCAAAGCGCAATGCACAAACAGCAACTGATTGGTTGAAGCGCTTTCATGCCCTGCTCAAAATGGAGGACTGAAGATGCCGGCTGCTGTGGAGTTTCGTGCGAGCATCGTCGGTCGATTCAATGATCTGTTGATGGTCGAACTGCAGAAGCGCGGAGATGCGCCGGTGTCGGCACGCGACCTGCGGGTCGCTGTTATCGATGAGTGTTTGCAGGTGGCCGAGCCATACTATCGCGAGTTGGTCGAGGCCAAAGTTGACCAGCAAGCGGGATGGCTGCTGCAGAGGACGCGGCCCGCTAAAGCGGAAGCGCTGCCGACGCTGATCCCTGGCCTTGATCTGCCATTTCGAATTCCCACGCGTGGCGCCTGGGGCGACGCCGACGACGTGCGGCAACAATGGGTACCACTACACAACGCGACGGTGGCTGACCTGCGCCACCACAAATCAAAGATCGACCATGAGATGCAGTTGAAGACTCGCTACCAAGACGCGATCAACCTGCTGTTCGCTACGGTCATCGCGCGTTGTGATGGCGATGAGACCAGGACTGTCGGTGAAGTTCTGGCCGACGAGTGCTAGCCATGCCAATCCGGGCTGAATGCCGCCATCTCTATCCGAAAGACTGGTCAGGCATCAGCGCACGCGTGCGTGCCGCAGCTGATCATTGTTGCGAGTGGTGTGGCGTACGCAACGGCGCGTGGGGTTATCGGGATGAACGCGGCACCTTCCACGAGACCGGACGCGATGGCTTTCCAATCGGACTGCGCCCGCCGTTTCAGTGGGGCGTCTGGCGCATCATCCGGATCGTACTCACCGTGGCTCATATCAATCACGACGAGACCGACTGCTCTGCCGGCAATTTGGCCGCGCTCTGCCAGCGGTGTCATCTGCGCCACGATGTGAACCAGCACCAGCGCAATCGGGCCGCCAGGCCGCGCGCGGAACTGGCGACGGCGGAACTCCTGCCGGACGTCTCGCCATGAGCGCGCATCTTTGCATCGACTGTCGTTTCCATAGCCAGGCGGGCAGTGGGCGCGACGACTGCGTACATCCAAGCGCCAGCGTCAAACAAGCGAGCCTCGTGACTGGCGTTGAATATGTCCTTCTCTACGATTGCGACTGGCAGCGTGATCCGCTCGCATTGTTCAGGGATGGCTGCGGCCCCAACGGAAGATTCTGGGAGCCGAAGCAGCCTGATGAGCGGGCTGGATTCGTTTGATGACACAGCAGCAACGCGAGCAATTGCAGGCATGGCATACAGAGGCCGCCGCAGCATTTGCCGCGCGTCGCTGCTGTCGCCCGGGCTGCAAAAAGCCGGTTTTCATGGTCGTTATCGGCAGCCAACGCGAACGCGCGCCAGGCGGGTTCATCGTCCAGCGCAGCATTCCGGACGTCAATTACTGCAAGCGACATGCGCCAGGTCTGCGAGCGGAGGCCGTGGCATGAATGGGTCGCGACAACGCTGGGTTGTCTATCTGCTCTGGGACAGCGACAAGCGCGAAACCGTCTTTACCGAAAAGCCAGAACTTTGGCGGTACAGAGCGGGATGTGCGGTGTTGGCCTGTCTGCTGGTGCCGCAGATCACCGTGACGGCACGGCGGGTGTGGCGATGAGCGATCTCTTCGACCTGGCGGAGCGGCGCGTTGCGTCCCATCGCAGGCGCGGGACAGCCGACCGTGGGCACACCGCGGCCGATCGCAAGAGCGCCGTGCACGCGGCGGTGGAGACATATCACGCGGCGCTGGCAGCAAAGGGCGCCGGCGCAACGAGCGGTCCCTGCTTTGCCTGCATGCTCGCCACGTGCCCTGGCTGCCAGCACGACGCGGCGGCGCTGTGTGCGGCCGATTCGCGACACAAGCGTGGCTACAGGTTTCTAGCTGATGATGGGACACCGGCCGGGGATGGGCAGGTGTGCGCGCAGTGTTTCTGGCGACGAGACGCCTCGGTCATACGAGAGGGAATGTCATGACGCATGTAATCGGACCGCGCCCTCGATCGTCAGGAAGGTTCCGCGGTGCCTGCCCGTAGGCGCGCCATGTCACGAATTCGCAGCATCCATCCGCGCTTCTGGACAGACGAGGCCGTGGTGTCGGTCTCGCGCGATGCGCGCCTGCTGTACATCGGCCTCTGGACGGAGTGCGACGACAAGGGTGCATTCGAGTGGAAACCGCTGTCCCTGAAGATGCGGCTGTTTCCCGCAGACGGCCTCGACGTGATCCCCCTGCTCGGCGAATTGACCCGCGCCCAGTTGGTCAAAAGCTATGTCGTGGGGGGGCAGAAGTTCGGGGCAATCAAGAACTTTCTGAAATACCAGCGACCGAAGAAGCCGAATGACCTCTATCCAATGCCAGATTCCATCAGGGCTTTTTCCAAGGCGATCCCCACCGGTTCGGAACCAGTGGAGAACCGGTCCGAGAAAGTCGAATCAGATGGAGGGGGGAGGAGGGAGAAGGAAGATGGAAAGGAAGACTCCCCCCCTACCCCCCTCGCAAGCGAGGGGGACGCGCACCCCGCTGACGCGGGGACCCCGCGCAAGGGGGAGGGGAAGGCTTCTCGCGCCAATGGGAGCAATCCGCGCGCACGCGGCGCCAACCCACGTGCGCTCGCCGACAATTTGCGCCCCGTGAGCGGGAACCCGCACGCCACCGCAGCAACGCCACCCGGCGTTGCGGGGACAGCCGTGGCACCGGTCAGTGCGGCAGGAACCGGCCCACCCACCACGGACGCCCATCCGCGCGATGGCCCCGGCATGCGCAACGGCTTCATCGCCAGCGCCTTCAACGACCTGCAGCAGAGGACCGATCATGCCGACGGCGAAGATCCACATCGAGACGGTTCGACGGTGGTGCCAATCACTCGGCGCGCTGACTGCCGTTAGCCTGTCGAGGCAGGAAGCGGAGGCCAAACTTGCGGTCTACGTGCCGATGCTCATGCGCGAGTTCGGCGACGATCAGGCGTTCACCGCGGACAGCCTCAATCACGTCGCGCGTGCGTGCATCGCCGGCTTCCCGCCCTACCCCGTTCTCTGCGTGCATTTGGGGGAATGGTGGCGCGGCAATCGTCCGCTGCCACCGCTCCTGCCGGCGTGTGAGGCTCCGCCGCCACCGCCGCGTGAGCCGCCGACTGACGCGGAACGCGCGACCGTGCACGCCCTGGTGCAACAGTTCGTCTCCGACGTGACCTATCGCGAACGGTCGTATCCTACGAGCCGGGCGCTGCCCGATGAGCCGCAGCCGGCGCGCCCGCGCTACCTACCGCCCGACGTGCTCGATCGGATCAACCCACTGCCGAACGGAAGGAAACGTGCCGATGCCGCCGATCGCTGACACTGTCCGCCAAACCGCCGAGGCGCTTCACCAGGCGCACCGTCGCCGGACCGGCCTGCCCCTCGGACGACGACGATGACCGCGCGGCCCACCGCCGAATTTCAGACACACCACGACATCGACGCTCCGAGCGTGGACGCCCGCTCGTTCCGCCAGGCGTGGCGCGTCCGAACGCGTCTCGACGGATTGTTGCGCGATGGCTTCGTCTCCTTGGCAGCGTATGATGCGGGCAAGCGCTGGCGGAAGGATTGGGAAATGGCGCTCGAGCGCTCGGCCGGCACACGCCTCGATGCCGTGGGCTGCGGCAATGGTGGCGCGTCCGGCGGACCGATCGTCCGGATCGCCGCGATGGGTCGGCTGCGCGTGGTGGCGGACGCTGTTGGTGGCTATGCCTGGTGCATGCTCGTTCTTGTCGTCGCACAAGACCGGCCCTGGACCGAGGTGGGCCGCCAGCTCGGCTGCGCTCACACCACCGCCCCTCGTCACGCGGCCAAGGCGCTGACGGCGCTCGCACGGCACTACCAGCGCGTGGATGCCGCCGCCGCGGCGAGGTGACTTATCCACCAAAGATCTAGCGATGTTCCCGATTTTCCCCCATAATGGATGGCTTCCAGCATAAGGCCGATTCGCATGCCGACGACGCCCCAGCAGCTTGATATGGGCACTCAGCTTTGCACCGTGGACTTCCACGGGCAGGTGCTGCAGGTGGTGGAACGTGACGGTGACGCTTACGTCCCGATCAAGCCGATCTGCGTCAATCTCGGCATCGACTGGGTGGGGCAGTATCAAAGAATCAAGCGAGATGAGGTGCTTAACCAAGGCATGTGTGTCATACACACACCTTCCGGCGGCGGGTTGCAGGACATGGTGTGTCTGCCGCTGGAGTACCTGAACGGATGGCTGTTCGGCATTGACGACCGGCGCGTTGCGCCTGGCATTCGGGACGCCCTGATTCTTTACAAGCGAGAAGCCTACAAGGTCCTGCATGCCTACTTCATTCGCGGCTATGCTCTGAATGAACGTCGACTGGCGCAGGACGTCGCCGCACTTGACGAGCTGGCGGCAAAGGTTCGCGCGCTCCGCGCGGATGAGCGTAACATTTATCAATCCGTCCGAGATGTGTTCGCCTTCGGGTCAGTCGATTACCGCAAGGATTCGCCAGAGGCGCATAGCTTCTTCGCAAAGCTGCAAGACAAGTTCCTCTATGCGGTGACTGAGAAGACTGCGGCGCAGTTAAAGCTGGAACGCGCCGACCATCGATTGCCGGTGATGGGACTCCAGTCGATGCGAGGCGAGTTGCCCGAGCGCTATGACGCCGATGTGGGGAAGAATTATTTGGGCAGACAAGAACTGTATGCCCTTCACATTCTGTGCGAACAATTCCTGCTGTTCATTGAGTCCAAAGCAGTGCGCGGCCAGCGTCTCACGATGGCCACCCTATCCGCCAAGTTTGATGAACTGCTGATTGTTCAAGGTCATGTGGTGTTCGTGCGCTATGACGAGTTTCTGGCCCAGAAAGCCCGTTCTCATGCACAGCGGGAATTTGATCTGTGGCGGGAGCGGACCAGACGACTGCCGACGGCGCAACGCAGAGTGGCCTAGAGGAGGCCGCAGCCCCTCAGACCGCCCGGGGTGCACCGAGTGCAGCGGCCATGCTAGTATAGGTGCATGAGCAACCTCTACGACTCCGACGTTCTCACTTGGTCCGAGCAGCAGGCCGCGCTGTTGCGCCGGCTCGCGACCGGCGAGCGCGTCAACAATCAGGTCGACTGGGAAAACGTCATCGAGGAGGTCGAGAGCGTGGGGCGGAGCGAGGTTAAGGGCGTGCGCTCAGCCATCGTCCAGGCGCTTCTGCACGACCTCAAGGCGGAGGCGTGGCCGCTCTCGCGTGGCGTCCCGCACTGGCGGGCCGAGGCGCGCGGCCGGCGCGACGATGCCCGGGACGATTTCACCGAGAGCATGCGCGGTAAGATCGACATGGCGGACCTCTACCGCCGGGCGCGGCGCTTGATGCCTGACACGATCGACGGCCAAGCACCGCTACCGCTGCCTGATACCTGCCCGGTCACGCTCGACGAGCTGCTGAACGAGCTGTGAGGCGGCGGTGCTTTGCCGGGCGTTGTCATTGTAGCGTCGCACAAGTTTGCCATAAACGCTTGACAACCCCGCTCATCTGGGTGCAGCCATTTGGCCAATCTGGCGTATTTGCGCCTGAGCAGTTGCCTCCTTCTCAACCGTCAATGTGACAAACTCCCCGCTGGGCCGGGGCGATCTGATTCGCTCCGGTCCGGCATTCTTTCTCATCGATCACATCCGGCCCGAGGGGGCGACGCTCGGCTATCGCCTAGTGCGCCAGACCCAGCTCAGGACGCGCAACGAGTATCTGCTGCCATCCACCACCACGCGCCTGCTCGGCCTGCCGCCGAGAGCGGCCTGGCTCGTCCGGGTACATCTGACCCGCATCCCAACCGAGGCAAATCGAGAGCATGTCTCGTGCGCCTCGGACGAGCTGCTGGATGAGATCGCACGCCAGCGCGTACGCATTGCTGCCGCGGCAGCAGCGGAGGCCGCTGCGACACCACGCATCGTTGCCGCCGTCGCCGCCACCGCACTCGCCCTTTCCTCGTGCAACGCGGTCCCAACCGAAGCGTCGACGCAGGTCTTTCGGCATGCGCGGCGCGTCGCCTGCCCCGCCAATTGCGCCGATATCGCCCAAGCGCTGGCCATGCCGGGGGGGATTCAAGACCGCTGGCTCAGCGCGGGTCCTTATCGCAAAGTCGATCCTAGTGCGCACGGAACAGGCCCGATTTTTCGCTAGCGTGAGCGCGACGATTTACGTAACGACCGGAACGACATGCCCCGCCGGCGCCGCTTGATGACCATTGCTGCCTATGCGCGCGAGCGTGGCGTCTCACGGAAGACGATCTGGGAGGCCGTACAGGCGCACCGTATCCGCTCGTACGATGGCCGGATCGATCCGGTCGAGGCCGACGCGACGTGGTATCGCGCCTACCTGATGCGGCAACACGCACGCACGAGCGATCCTGAGATCGCCGGCGAGGCGGCCGCGGGGCGCGAGGATGAGACGATGGAGCGCCGCTCCAATGCGGTCATGGAGCGGCGTACCGCGCAGGCGACGCAGATGCGGCGCAAGGTCGAAGTGGCGCGCAACGGCTATGCCGAGCGTGCGCGCGCGCATGTCGAGATCGGCGCGACCATCTCGGGGCTGCATACATGGCTCGCGGAGAACGTGCCGGCTGATCCGCTATCACGCGATATCGGCGCCGCGATCGCTGGTGATCTCGGCAATCTGCTAGCGCGAAGTACGACCGTCCTGCGGTTCGATGAGTGACACGACCGAACAATCCATCGTCGAACGGATGTACGCGGCCGAGACCGAGCTGCAGGTCGCCAAGGCCGCGCACGAGACAATCCTCGCACGTGTCGCCGCGCGCGAGCTGGTCAATCGCAAGAAGCTAGAGGACCGCGAGTTCCAGTTCTTCCGTGGCCTCCGCGATCAGCTACTCGGGATGTCCGCACGGCACGCCGCCGTTATCGCCGCGCGCTATGACCGTGATCCTACCGACGTCGCGGCGATCGTCGATGACCTGATGTATCGCTGCGTGTCGGCATTGGCCGACCAGGCCGTCGACAACCCAGTTATCTCCCGCGCGCTCCATCCCGATCCGATCCTCACCGTCAGCGAGTGGGCCGATCAGCATCGGATGCTATCCTCGCGCGGCGCGTCCGAGGCCGGTCCGTATCGGACCGACCGCGCGCCTTACATGCGCGAGATCATGGACTGCCTCTCGGTCACGTCGCCGGTCCGTCGTGTCGTGTTCAAGAAAGGCAGCCAGCTCGGCGCGACTGAGGCAGGCAACTGCTGGGTCGGTTATATCATCGACCATGCACCCGGGCCGATGCTGGCCGTGCAGCCGACGGTCGAGACAGCCAAGCGCTTCTCCAGGCAGCGCATCGAGCCGCTGATCGCCGAGAGTCCGCGCCTGCGCGACCGCGTGGCGCCGAGCCGCACGCGCGATAGCGGCAACACGGTGCTGATGAAGGAGTTTACCGGCGGCGTGCTGGTAATAACCGGGGCGAACAGTGCGGTCGGCCTGCGCTCGATGCCGGCGCGCTATCTCTTTCTCGATGAGGTCGATGCCTACCCCGGCGACGTCGGCGACGAAGGCGACCCGATCACACTGGCCGAAGCCCGCACGCGGACATTCTCCTATCGCGCCAAAACCTTCCTCGCGAGCACGCCACTCATGAAGGGCACGTCCGTCATCAGCCGCGAGTATGAGCGTAGCGACCAGCGCCGCTATTTCGTGCCGTGCCCGTTCTGCGGCCAGGAGCAAGTGCTCGTCTTCGATCGCTTCCGCTACGACAAACACGATCCGGCCGAGGTCCACTATGAGTGCGAGCACTGCAATCGCCTGATAGCGGAGCATCACAAGACGGATATGCTGGCGCGCGGACGCTGGAAGCCGACCGTGGAGGGCGACGATCCGCACGTGCGCGGCTATCATCTATCGGCGCTCTATTCACCAGTCGGCTGGCTGTCGTGGGTAACGATCGCGCGGCAGTGGGAGAACGAGGCATCCAAGTCGCCCGACGCGCGCAAGGGCTTCGTCAACACGATCCTTGGCGAAGAGTGGGAAGAAGAAGCCGATGCGGTGCCAGACTGGCAACGCCTCTACGAGCGACGCGAAGACTGGCCACATGGGGAGATCCCGGAGCGCGGCCTGTTCCTGACGGCCGGCGCCGACGTCCAGATCGACCGCATCGAGGTCGACGTCTGGGCTTGGGGTCGCAACCTAGAATCATGGTTGGTTGATCACCTGGTCATTCCCGGCGACCCCGGCCGCGTCGACACGTGGCATGGGATGAGCGCCTTGCTGTCGCAGACCTGGCCGCACCACTCGGGCAGGCGGCTCGCGTTACAGCGCCTCGCGGTCGATACCGGCGCCTTCACGCAGCACGTCTATTCATGGGCGCGCGCGCAAAACAAAGAGACCGTGCTCGCGATCAAGGGCGTGCCGCAATACGACCGTACCGTCCCGGTCTCTGGCCCGACCTATATCGAGATCACGCAGCACGGCAGGAAGATCAAGCGCGGCATCGCGCTATGGACCGTCAGTTCGTCCTTCTTCAAGCGCGAACTATACAAGCATCTCAATCTGCCGAAGCCGACCGATGAGGAGTTAGACGGCGGTGCGCGCTACCCGCAGGGCTTCGTGCATCTGTCGCACGCGGCAGGCGACGAATGGTGCAAGCAGCTCGTGGCCGAGCAGCAGATCCTGGTACGCTCGCGCCGTGGCTTTGCCCTCCGCACCGAGTGGCGATTGCTCAGGCCGCGCAACGAGGCACTGGACTGCCGGGTCTATGCGCGCGCCGCGACCTGGCTCGCGGGCGCCGACCGCTGGCCCGAGCACCGCTGGCGCGCCCTCGAACAGCAGCTCGGTCTCGATCCTCCGCCACCACCGCCCTCGCCCGTGCAGCCGAACGAAGTCGACGCGCCCAGTCTGGCCGGGAACATCCGGCGTCTGCGTCCCGTGCCGCGCCGCCCCCGCATGATGCTCAATCCGGGCCGACGCTGATGGCGGACGGCAACGCCTTCCTATCCGTCAACGTCGATACCACCGCGCTCGATGCGGCGTTGTCGGGCCTGACCCGGCCACGTCTCGACGCGCCGGTTGCTAAGGCGCTCTCCGACACGCTCAAGAACGCCAAGACCAAAGCGTCTTCACTCATCGCAAAACGGACGGGTCTCAAGTCAACGACGGTCGTGCGCCCGCGCATTCTGACCGACTATGTCAAGCCCGGTGATTATCAGGCTCGCATCCGGTCGAGCCGTAAGCCTATCCCGCTGATCGACTTCCGCAGCACGCGACAGGTTGCGTCCGGCGTTTCGACCCGCGCATGGGGCAAGCCGCAGGTGTTGCGTAGTGCATTCGTCGCGACAATGCCGACCGGCCATCGCGGCGTATACCGGCGCAGCAAAGGCGTCGGCCGGTTACCGATCGATCAGCAATGGGGGCCGACGATTGCCGGCACGTTCGCGACACCGGACGTCGCCACGCTGATCGAGGCGACGATCAAGCAACGCATCGACTTCAATCTACGCCGACGCATCCGGTCCGAGCTGCGGCGAGGTGGACGATGAGCGAATCCGTCACGCCGTCCGGGCCTTACATCGGTGGCCTCGACTGCTCACCGCAGGCGCAGGCGGATCGGCGCCGGCGTCTGATCGAGTTGGAGGGGATCTATTACGGCGGCGCCGCGTCCATCTCCGATCGCAACCGGTCGGTTAGCTTTCGCGGTCGTGGCGACCTGGCCGGCATCCTGGCCGCGCTGCGTCGGGAGATCGCGATCTGCGACGGCTGTCCGCTGCGCCGCCGTCGCGTGTTCTATGTGTCACAGGTGAAAGACCTATGAACATCTGGCGCCGCATGATGCAGGCGGTCGGCATGCCGGGCGGCGAGCCGAACGCGGTCGGCCAGTGGGGCCGGTTCGCACCGATGCCCGGCCTAGAGTCGGGCGCGGCACGTCGCCGCATGGCGCCGTTCGTGCCGACCAGCGAGCACATCAACTCGTTGCTACGCAACGCGGGTGACACGACGCTAGCGCGGGCGCGATGGCTGGTGCGGAATAACGGCTACGCGAAGGCGGCGTTGCGAAGCTGGGCCACCGCAACAGTCGGGCCCGGCATCAAGCCGTCACCGCGCATCGACGACGCCGAGATCAAGAAGGCGGTCACGCAAGCCTTCACCGATTGGACCGATGAGGCCGACGCGGAGAACGTCACCGACTTCTACGGCATTGCGCGCCGCGTCTCGCGCGAATGCTTCCTAGCCGGCGAGACGTTCGTGCGGCTCGTGCCGCGTCCCGCAACCAGTGGCCTCGCGGTGCCGTTGCAATTGCGCGTGTTGCCATCCGAACAACTACCGTTGTGGAAAAACGAACAGGCACCGAACGGACGCGCCATCCGACTAGGCATCGAGTTCGACGACCAGGGCAACCGCGCCGCCTATTGGTTCTGGCGCGCCAATCCGACCGACGCAACGTTGAGCTTCGCAATGGCGGTTGCGAGCAATCAGTTGGTCCGCGTGCCGGCCGAGGAAGTGCTACACGTCTACGACCCGGTTGAGGCCGGCCAGTTGCGCGGCCTGTCATCCTATGCGCCGGCCATCGTCAAGCTGTTCATGATGGACGTTTATGACGATGCGGAGTTGGAGCGGAAGAAGCAGGCGGCGCGGTTCGCAACGTTCATCACCCGGCCCGCGACCAACCTAGAAAATATCGAGCAGGACATCGACCAGCCCGGCACCGTGCCCGATGCGGGCGGCAACGACACGCTCGACCCGTATTATGGGCCGGGCGCCTTCATGATGCTAGGCGAGGGCGACGACGTGAAGTTCTCCGCACCGGCCGACGTCGGCGGCGGATATGAGCCGTTCCAATATCGCGTGCTGCTGCAAATCTGTTCGGCGTTGGGCGTGCCGTATGGCGAACTGTCCTACGACCTGAGCAAGGCGACCTATGCGTCATCGCGCGCCGGGCTGTTGGCATTTCGTGGCGACGTCGAGGCGTTCCAATACGCGGTGCTGGTCTACCAATTCCTGCGCCCCGTCTATTTGCGTTGGCTACAGACCGCCGTCGTGGCGGGCGCGGTGCCGATTCCGGTTGCCGCATGGAATCGCGACCGCGCGCGGTTCGCACGTTTCCAGGCCATCACGCCACGCGCGCCGTGGGTCGATCCGGTCAAGGATGTGCAGGCCGAGGCGTTGAGCGTCAACAACGGATTCAAGTCGCGTAGCGCGGTCATCGAGGCGCAGGGGTATGACGCCGAGGAGGTCGATCAACAGATCGCCGCCGAACGCGAGCGCGCCGAGGAGTTGGGCCTGCCCGAGTTTCCGATCAAGTCGGCCGTGTCGATCCAGGCGCAACGCGCGACCGCGCCGTCACCACAGACCGAACAAACCACGCAGGGGGAGGAGGAAGCCGCATGAACCGGTCATTGCCGTATTTGTTTGGCTCCGTCTTCAACACGCCGCTTCTGATCAATCCCGCCAAGCTCGATGCGTTCATGGTCACACTTCCGGCCATGTTCACGCGCGGCAGCTTCGCCTTCGACAAGGACGACGATGACGACGCAATCGCGCAGCGCCGGCCGTCCGGCTATACGATCGCGAACGGTGTCGCGACGTTGCCGATTCACGGCGTGCTGGTGCGTCGTGCCGGGCAGATCGACGCAACCACGTCGGACCCGTTGCAGTCTTACGAAACCATCAACCGCTCGTTCCAGGCCGCGCAGTCCGACGCCCGCGTGCGCGCGATTCTGCTCGACATCGACAGCCCCGGCGGCGAGAGCGGCATGGTCATGGACCTCGCGCGCAACATCCGCGCGACGCAGAGGAAGCCGGTCTGGGCGATCGCCAATGACGACGGGTTCTCGGCCGCGTATGCGATCGCGTCCGCCGCCGATCGCATATGGACCACGCGCACGGGCGGCGTCGGTTCGATCGGCACCGTCGCGTTGCACACCGATCAAAGCGCCTATGACGAGAAGGAAGGTCTCCGCTACAACTACATCGCCAGTAGCAAACGCAAGACCGACGCCAACTCCCACCAGCCGCTATCACCGGAGGCGCGTGCGGTCATCCAGGGCGAGGTCGATCGGCTGCAAGGCATGTTCGTCGATCTCGTCGCGCAGCACCGCGGCCTGCCGCACGATCAGATCCGCGCCCAAGAGGCCGGACTGTATTTCGGACATGACGCCATTCACGCACGGCTCGCCGACCAGATCGGCACCGCAGGCGACGCGCATGGTGCGCTCGCCGCCCAGGTCGCAACCGCAAGAGGGAGGACTGCCGCTATGGCGGAATCAATCGAAGTCGTGGCCGACGCGGACCCGCCCGCGCCGGTTGTTGAAGACAACACCGTCATCTCGTTGGGCGCGGCGCGGCAACAGGGCGCAGACCGCGCGGTGGAGATCATGGAGTTGTGCATCGCGGCGAACCGCGCACCGCTCGGCACGCAGCTCGCGCGCAGCGACATGACCACCGATCAGGTGCGCCGGCATCTGATGGATCTCGCCGCCGCCGAGGTCGCCGCGCCTGTCGTGCCGGTGCAGACGGCCGAGACGGTAACGCCGGGTCCGGCGATGCCCAAGCCGATCACGAGTGCCGAGTCATTCGCAGTCATGCGCAGGAGGAACTGAACAATGTCTGGGACCGGATTCATCATGGCGCCGCCGCTGGTGCTCGACATGATCGCGAGCGAAGCGAACGGCGAACGCTCGCGCGATCAGATTACGGTCACGGGCGACGAGTTGTTGCCGCCCGGCACGCTGCTGGCCGGTGAGGTCGGCGGCGAGTTCACCAAGGCGGGCGGGGCCGGCGACTGCACGGCGGTCTTGCTCTACTGGGCCGACCCGCGCGAAGGCCCGACGCAGGCCTCGGCGATGACGCGCGATTGCGAGTTGAACGACGCGTATCTCGTCTATGCCGGTATGGACGAGACCGAGGTCGCGACCGCTTTGCGCGCGAAGAACATCATCCTGCGACGCGGTGTGCTGACCAATCCAGCGACCCCGTTCGCAATGTCGCGCCAACCTTGGCCGGCAGAATAGGGGGGCTGCACCAATGGATCTCAACAGCGTCATGTCGAACCCGCTGTTCAACGTGTTTTCGTTGACAGCGAACATCAACCGCTTTCCCTTTGAGCCGGGCCTGATCGGGCGCATGAACTTGTTTGCGCCGCGTCCGATCACGACGACCACGGCCTACATCGAGCAGCGGAACAACCGGCTCGCTTTAATTCCCGAAGTTCCACGCGGCGCGCCGGCCAACCGCAACGTCATGGGTGAGCGCGGCGTTCTGCCGTTCGTCGTGCCGCACTTCCCGCTTAGTGACACGGTCATGGCCGACAGCATTCTCGGCGTCCGCGCGTTCGGGTCCGAGGACCAGCTGATGGGGATCAACGACACCATCAGCAACCACATGGAGTCGATGAACCGCAAGCACGACGTTACCCTTGAACATCTACGACTCGGCGCCATTCGGGGCGAGATCATCACCATCGTCAACCGCGAGACCGGCGCGATCGAACGGACGATCGACCTTTTCCAGCATTTCGGCGTGCAGCGGCCAGCGGTCGTTGAGTGGCCGATCGTCCACCCGCCTTCCACGATCACCGAAGCGCCGGCATGGAGCGCGCCCATTCGCGGCATGATCACCGCGATGCAGCGACGCATGGCGGACGTGCTGGGCGGCATGCCGTTCGAGTCGATGTTCGCACTCTGCGGTGCGGACTTCTTCGACGCGATCGCGGGCGCGCCCGAGCTGCGCCAGGTCTCGCTTGCTTCGGAAGCGGCTGCCCTGCGCGACCCGACCTGGGGCACCGCCGTGCGCTATGCCGGCTGCACCTTCCGCGAGCTGATGGGCCGCGTCGGCAACTATCAGTTCATTGAACCTGACTCGGCGTACTTCTTCCCGATGGGCGTGTCAGACTTGTTCATCGAGGTCTACGCGCCGGCACCCTACATCGAGACCGTCAACACGCTCGCCTTGAGGCGCTATGCCAAGCAACAGGTCATGGACTTCGACAAGGGCGTGATGATCGAGACGCAGCAAAACGTCCTGCCGCTTTGCACCATCCCCGAGGTGCTGTTCTCGGCCAAGGCGACCGCCGCACCCGCGGCCCAGTCCTCTGGCATCGCGCCGCAGAGTGCGCCGACGCATAACACCCGCTCGCGCGTTCCGGCCTAAGCGGCCTGACGCATGAACTGGGCGCGCATGCCGGGCTTGCTCCCGGCATTGCGCAACGTCTTTGGCGAGCCGGCGTACTGGGCGACGCCCGGCAGCCAGCTCGTCAGTATCGTCGGGCGGTTCCGCATCGATCCGTATGAGGTTCCGCTCGGCGGGCAGTCGGAAAGCCTAAACGTCACGCAGACCTGGTTCTACTGCGATCAGGCCGACGTGCCGACGCCAGCCAAGCCGCGCCTCGGCGACAACCTGACGATCCGCGGGCAGAACTGGGAGATCGTGGAGATCGCCGCCGACGACATCGGCGAGCTCGGCTTTCGGCTGGTCAAGGTGGAGGACACCCTCTCATCCACCGATGTCGAGCAGCGCCGGCCGGGCCGTCCCAGTCTGCGGGATGAGATCGAACGTGCCTACGCCTTAGTGGCGCCGACGCTGCCGCCAGACGCGCCGCTCACCGCCGCCTACCCCGCGATCCGCCGCACCCTTACGGGCAGCGAGGCGCCCAGCCAAGGCCTCACCGACAAGACGCTGCGCAAGACGCTGACGCCGCTGCGCCGCCAAGCTGGCGAGTGACCAAAACTATAAATCGGCCGACCTTTTATAGCAGATTTTCGGGCAGCCCTTTCCTGCTACGTCGCAAGCGTCGCTGGTCGGGTTTGAGAGGCAGATGCAGCCGCCGGAACTCTATCGCACCAGACTGCGCACCGCCGTCACCAAGCTCCTGAGCGAGCTGCAGGCGTTCCACGGGCATGTGTATAACATGCGCACGCCGGTCATGCGCCGCGACATGCTGCCGGCCGTGCGGGTCTTCACCCTGCAGGACAGTCGGGTCAACAGCGCCGCTGCGCACGATATCGGCGTGCTCGACGGCACTTTGACGCTGCGCATCCAAGTCATCGTCGAACAGCCGGCCGACCCGAAGCTATCCGACAACCTCGACTGGCACTGCTGGCTCGCCGAGACCGCGCTGCTGTCGGACCCGAAGGTCCGCCGCGAGCTGCGCTGTATCAACTCCATCGACACATCGATCGACCTCGATGTGCAGGGCGAGATGCGCACCGCTACCGCGACGATGGACTATGACGTCCGTTACAACGACTGCTTTGAGCTGGTGCTGCCGGACGAGCTGCGCACGCTCCACTTCAATCTCGACTTCATCGATCCACCCGCCGATCCGAACACCGGCCCGCCCGGTACGCCGCCAAATGTCGAGGGCGGTTATCCCGGCGGCTATCCCGGCCCGGATGGCCGCATCGAAAACCAGTTCGAGGTCACGTTCCCCACTGATGCACAAGACGATCCCCCCGAGCTCACCGCCGCGCAGCCACCGACAAGCGAAAGCAGCAGACGCCGAGCCGCGTCTCGCAAGGCCCGAGATGCAGCCCGGCAAGAAAGAGATCCCGACGACCAAGCGTAAGCGCCCAAAGCGCAAGCCTGATCCAGTGAAGGAGTGAGCACCGATGCCCGTCTCGTTCTCCCACATTCCGGCCAACATCCGCGTACCGTTATTTTACGCAGAAGTATCGAACGAGCTTGCGGGCCATCTGTCGATGCAGCAGCCCGCGCTGATCATCGGCCCGGTCACCGACGCCGACCCGGAAGTCCTCAATCAGCCGGTGCTGGTTGCCTCGACCTCGATGGCGTACGAGACGTTCGGTGCCGGTTCAATCCTCGCCGACATGGTCAACGCCTACCGGCAGAACGACACGTTCGGGGAGCTCTGGGTCATCCCGGTTGACCCTGGCGTTGGCGCCAACGCGGCGAGCGGGCGGGTCGACATTCGCGGCCCGGCGACCGAAGGCGGATCGCTGCCACTTTACATCGGCGGCGATCTCTATCGCATCGGCGTCGCACCTGGCGCCGACGCAATGTCGGTCGCGGAAACGCTTGCGGCAACCATCAACGACGATCCGTTCGGCCTGA